GGGTCTTGGGTCTTGGGTCTTGGGTCTTGGGTCTTGGGTCTTGGGTCTTGGGTCTTGGGTCTTGGGTCTTGGGTCTTGGGTCTTGGGTCTTGGGTCTTGGGTCTTGGGTGTGCGGCGGGCGGTAGAACGAGCAGCGGCGGGCGGTAGAACGAGCAGCGGCGGCACGAGCGGCGGCGGCACGAGCGGCGGGAACTTTACATTTCTTAATTAAGTTTTATATTTTACATTTCTTTATTAAGTTTTATTAAATATCTTTTATTTTCTTTATCTCCTCTTTTGTTTCATAAACTTTGTTTTATTCTTATACTTAAATAAAAACAAAAAGTTTATGAAAATTGCCTATTTATTACGATTATTTTACAATTAAATAAACATCCCGTACGGGATTATTTTACCTGTTTTATGGTTGAAAATGGTTTAAACATCCCGTACGGGATTATTTTACAAAAGAGAAAAGCCCTAAAGAGGGCTTGTAAGGGGTTTAAAAAAGAGGGTTAAGACTTCAGCACCCCTAGGAAAAGCCCTATCATAAACCGGATTAACAGAAACACAAGGAAAAAATACCCAAAGAGAAACCAATACCATAAAGGCATAGGCTTCTTTGGTTTCCCTTCTTCAACTTGTTCTGGTTCATATAGAGAGCCATCAGGAAGCTTTAAAAACTTTCTAGGCATTCTGAACCCCCAAGCAATTATTTAAATGGTTGATAATTACAAGCCTTGCCTTATTTATTTTAGACTTTTGAAGCTTACAAAAATCACATTTATTACAATCAAAGTTTTCCGCTTCATTCCTTTTTTTATGCAAGCGGTATAAGTTAAGCGCATTATAAAGGACTGTATAAGCCCCTTCAATCTTATGAAAATGGTCTATCTCATCTGGTTTAATATTCATTTCGTTTTACCTCATACCCTTCCAATAATAAAATGTCTAAACAAGCTTTTATTAATAACTGTTTATGTCTTATTTCAGAATCAGAAGTAGGGAAATAATTTTCTATACAGTCATAAAGAGCTGAAACCGTATTTTCAAAACGACAATAACCCATATTCATTTTGTTCACCTCCTACTAACTAAACTGCCTTGCTAAAACCGGTTTATTGAATGAAGGGACATATAGGCGCTTTTTATAGCCATTCCCTACATTTATACCGTTAAAATATAAAACCGCTTGCCCTAGATTACCTATGAAAGAATAGCGGGTTTTATAACTTCCTTTGTCTTTGCCTACTTGTACTAAAAATTCCGTTTGATTATGGTAACAGATTTTTTTACCGTTTAAAGTAGCTTCTTTAAATTCAAACATTTATAAATCCTCTTTATTTACTACAATATAAGTAGGTTTTCTTGTCCATCCCATTAGATTATATACCTTCTTTTTATATCTAATTTTGTACCTGTTACCGGATATAAAAGGTTTTCTATATATCATTTTTTCAATGCTAAAATAAGGATAACTCTTTACTCCAATCATCATTTTATAATCTAACATTTAAAATTACTCCTCTATTAAATAAACTGATTTTATTCTAGTTAATCGACCATAGGGTGTAGTGCATCCCTTACCATTTTTTAGAAACTTTGGTACGCCAAGCCTGTCTAATTCTTGGTTAATACTTTTAATTTGACTCCTGTTATTAATAATTTCAGTTTCTAGCATATTTATAAGGTTAATTAAATTTTTAACTAATATACTCATTTATTTATTTACTCCTCAATTAAATAACTAAAATAATCCGGTAAAACCGCTATAACTGCCTTTTGTCGGAAAGCCAAGCGCAAGCGCTCTCCATAGACACCCCAATCAATGCTTAAGTCATCAAAATAAGCATCGATTAAGATTGAATTTTCCTCAATAGGGCTAAAATCATCGCCTTCCCAAGCGCCTTCAATGTTCTTAAAACTATAAGGAGCATTTTTAAAAACATCATCTAAAATCTGTTTAACCATTTTATCATTTAAATTTAAATTAGCGCCATTTTTATCGTATTCAATCCCTACGATAAAGCACGAATTTATATTATCATGCTCAGTTTCCCTATTTTCAAAATCACATACATAAAGAGAATTTTCTATAATTGAATATCCGCCATAACTTTGTAAAGCTTCAGATTTTGTAAGATTAGTTTTAAATAACATTTTTGGTACTCCTCTCTAAACAATTTTTTAAATGTTTTCGAATCTCAAGTAAACAGAAAAAAATATCACCCCAAAGATAGGTGTTTCTATCCTCATCTAGAATATCGCTTATTTCAAAAAATCTATTTATTTCATACTTTTGAATCATTTTATCAATCCTCTTATTGCTTATAATTAAATAAAAACATTTAAAATTAAATAATTGCTAAAATATTACTAAACTGTTACAAAGAAAATACCCTCATTTAAGAGGGTAATTAAAAGAGGAGTGAGAGCAATTATAAAGTGAGAGCAATTTCAAGGGCTTTATGATTTTTTGATTCATTTTGGCCAAACCATAAAGAGCCAAAACGGTTTTCGGTGTTTCTTCCTCCGTAGTATTGCATATACTCCGTACTAGCATTATAAGCCGCCCAAGCAGTACCAGAAACACCGGGCAAGTGGTTTCCTCTCCCTGTTTCAAACAATTCGGTTAATAAGTCTAATGTTCTTTGTTTCCTTTTTGCTTCATCCTCATTTTTAAGATTGAAAACTTCAGTAAAATAGTTTTTAACGTCATTTTGGTTTACTTCAATAGTAGCAAGTTTTCTGAATTGTTCCGCCGTTGCTTCAAAATCCTGATTAATTAGATTCATAGTTTCTCTAATGTTTTCAAGGTTGTTAATTGAATTGTTAGTGTGCTTTACTCTAATAAGTTTAGATTTACTGTTATTATGGGCCATGGATAAAGTATTATTACATACTACTCTAATCGGCGTGAAGCCTACTCTAATAGCGGTTTTACCGTCATGAGAATTTGAGAGCAAAATATATTTTTCGATTTTATCATTAGATTTTTCGACAATCATAGAATCAGGGCTATTAATTTTAGCAAGGATAAAAACTTTTTTACCGGCAAAAAGACTACCAGCGGTTTCTAAACTTACTAATTCAGAATCAATAAATGGTTGAAACCAGTTGAAAGAATCAATATTTTGTAGCGGTTTATAATTCATACCGACTACGCCTAAAATATCTCCATTGTCTTTTCTGTACGTTGCTTGTGCTTCCACCTCTTGAATAGCTGAATCGTTTACCATTGTTTCCCCTGTTAGTGGCGCATACAATTGTTTTAGACCGACTTCCCAAGTAAGACCGGAATATTTAATTGCCTCCTCAATTGTAGGGGAGTTTTCTAAAACAGTTCCTAGACCGTGCCAAGGTTTTTCCTTTACTGAAAACATAGTGTCTTTATTTTCCACTAATTCATGAGCCATTTTGTTTTCTCCTCTTATTGCTTATACTTAAATAAAAACATTCGGTTTTGATAAATTGCCTTTTTGTTACTTTTCTTTAATAACTTCAACAACTTCAAATTCAGGTGTCCGGTATTTTTCACCGGCTTGGATAAAATTACCTATTTTTACTTTTACTTTTATGTAACCTTTGTAAGAATTATAATTTTCTTTAATATAATCCAAAGAAGGGTGAAAAAACAAACCGGGATGACATTCAGTGAAAATATCATGACTGAAAACATGCGATTGATAGGTTTTACCTACTTCATAAGGTTTTTTATAAGAGCTTAAATATTGATTTTTTGTACGATAACCAAAAACGTAATTGCCTTTAACTTTAAACCCTAATTCTTTGGCTTGTTCTTTATTTAAGCCTTGTATTAGTTGATTAGGGTCTAAACATGTATCAGTTAAATCGGCACGGGTTAAATTGGCACGGGTTAAATCGGCACCGGTTAAATCGGCACCGCTTAAATCGGCACCGCTTAAATTGGCACCGGTTAAATCGGCACCGCTTAAATTGGCACCGCTTAAATTGGCACCGCTTAAATTGGCACCGCTTAAATTGGCACCTACAAAGGTTTTGGCTTCTTCTATTAATTTTGGTAAATTAATTTTTCCATTTAACCGGTTATAAAGTTTAGGCATTTTTACTCCTCCATTAAATCAAATTATTTATCAAAAGATACTCTTTTATTTTTTCAGGTAAATTAGCATATTCGATTTTTAAACCATTTTTTTTGTCAATATAAACAATGCTAGGTTTTCCAAAGTCACTTGTCATTCTTGAGCCTTTTTGGTTTACGATTTTAAAGATTTTATAATTTTCATTCTCAAAAAGTATCGTCATTGTTATGGCTTTCACATTCAGTACACAATATAAAGATTGTAAAGGTTGTATCATAGTTTTTAATTTCCTTTTTACATTTATGGCATTTAATCATTTTTTGTTACCTCTTTCAGTACTCATTTATATGTTAACTATTAACCGTGTTAGGTAGGAAAAGAAACCCCTCCTCTTTTAAAATGGAGGAGGGAGTAAAGAGAGCGTGTTAAGTAGTAGCAGTTTCCTTTTCCTATAGTCTGGCATTGATTGCTTCTTGCAAGTCTTTTAAGTCTCTTTCACTTGCTACATTAAGGAATTTTTTAACGGCATATTTAAAATCATAAGAGGTGATAGGCGCTTCTAATTGAATTGTCTCCATTAAACCATTAGGGTGCTGAATTTTAGTCTCAAGTCGAGCCGTCATAGTATGAGAGTCTACATATATTAGATTGAAGTCTGATGTTCTTACTGTAGTCATTTTTTTGTTTCTCCTCTTTGCTTATACTTAAATAAAAACATTCGGTTTTAATAAATTGCCTTTTTGTTACTTTTTTTAACCGTTAGACCCACATACTGAAGTTACGGTTTTACTGTTTAAATGAAATTCAATGTCTCCATATTTAATATCAATTTTAATTAAAGCAAAAATGGCAAAAATGGCATAAATGGCAAAAATAACTAAAATTAAAAGAAAGATTGAAGCTTTTAACATGAAATTATCCATTTTGCTATCCTCTTTGCTTATACTTAAATAAAAACATTCGGTTTTGATTAATTGCCTTTTTGTTACTTTTTTTAACCGTTAGACCCACATACTGAAGTATTTTGGTTTATGGTTTTATGGTTTTGTACGGTAAAACCTATGGATAAGCCGATAACCAAACCGATAACAAACCAAAAAATTAGCAATTGATTGAAAACTTTTTTTGCCTCTTCTGATAACATTCTCTTGATTCTTAAATGAGAATCTTTAAGCATTTTATAGACTCCTCTTTACTTATACTTAAATAAAAACATTCGGTTTTGATTAATTGCCTTTTTGTTACTTTTATTTACAGTTTACGCAAAATGGAGTAAAATCCCCATCAAAGACACATTCCTTTTCATGGCCGATAGTTTTACAGGAAACGCAAGTATAATAATTATCTGAACATTCTGTACAAATTACAATTGATGCTTTTGTAATGCATACGTTATTACAATCATTACATTTAACACGCTTTAATATCATGTTATTTACTCCTCTTATTAACCTCTTTGCTTATACTTTGATTATACTAGAATAAAAACATTTTACAAGATAAAATTGCTAAAAAATATCAATACTGTTACACTGGTTTACAACTGTATAAAACGTATAGGATTATAGGTCAAGTCTCCCTACGCTCATAGGCTCCCTACGCTATCCTATTATATAGGTAGGCATTTTGTATGGTTTCTTGAGGTTTAGGGGTTTACGGTTGAGTATGCATATACCACTACCACAGTAAACAGAGTACTAAACAGATAACATATGCAACAAACACCATACCAAACCGTAAAAAATAGTAAAATGTAAACTTTCGTAAAACTCACACCCCAAAGTAGCAATTTTTGCGGTCTCATCGGTTTTATTATAGTATAGAGGTAAGCGAAAGGAACCCAATTGGATAAGAAAGATTAAGTTAATAAAAGTTTACGGTTGAGGCTTGCTGAAAAGTGAGGCTCGAAAAAGTGCTGAAGTAGATGGTGTGGTATATACATAGACAGTATACTATACGTTTTATACGTTTTAGGGCATAGTTGTATAGGGTAATCGCTGGAAAGCCTTGCTATGAGTACATTTCGTATTTACAGTACATACAGTACACACAGTACACCTAAAATCCTATACGTTTTATATAAATTTACTTAAAAGAGGCCCTTTTATGTATAAAATTTGATTGTTTTGAATATTATAGTATTCTTTACAGTACATACAGTACAAACAGTACACTTTATGTTTATACGTTTGTAAGGTGGAGAAAAAAAAGAAAGAAAGAAAAGCTTAATTAGTATATATTAAACTTGTATGAAAAAAAATATTAAAACACGCATTTTGGATGAAATAAAGTGTACTGTTTGTACTGTTTGTACTGTAAAGATGACTAAAAGCAACAAATCGCAACCGTAATCCTGTATAAAACGTATAATAATTTTATCAAGAGCACCTACGCACATGTACTAACTTAAAATTATACGTTACATCTTATAGTCATCTTTAATACTAAATGGTGGTTAATTCCGGTTGAGATCAATTTAACACTTTTTACGGTTTAGATTAATTTAACATCTTTCCAAATCTTCCGGTTGAGGTTATAATTAAATTAGCACTCAAATTAAAGGAGTCAAATAAAGTGGAAATGTTTAAATGGTTTATTCAAAACATTTTAATTTTCCATTTCTCTATATTAGCTACTTATTTTCAAGCGTGGGCCTTTTTGATTGCTGGGGATCGAGTTGCAAACATCTATGTTGAATCCGCCTCTTTTATGACTGTAAAAAAAGAGAGAATGGAAGAGCATATGTTTGACTCAGATGAAGAAGCAGATGAAATAGTCCCGGATGGTGATAATGAATCTTAGACCCGATGTAAAAATTAGGCAATTAGACCGTAAACTCAAAAATGCGGATATATCTGAGCAGCTTGAAAGATTGCAAGCAAATCAACCGCATCAAATAGCAGCTATTCAATCTATCGCAACCAGAGTGAAAGGAACAGTTCTTGAAGGACTCCCATTTACGATTGCGATGATGAAAGCCAAGTTGTTGAGTGAGCCACAGATTGCAGAGGAACTAGGAATCCCTTTAAAAGCAGTTCGTAAATATTCTCAGGTTGACGGTTTCGCTACGTTGGTTACTCAAATGGCTCCGGCTATCTGGTCTGACCTTCAAATAGCAGCTCAAGCAACCATCATGTATCACTTGACAGTTCAAAAAGACAAAGATCTGGCGAAATGGTTATTAGAATCTATCGGACAAGTCGCTTCGTCCCGACCCATGAATCTCCACGAGCATAAGACCTTGGTATTAAATGGAGGTGGGGGTGCGGGGATGGAACCTAAATTATCGAGTTCTGGTACACCTATTGTCACTGTAGAAGCCCTCGCAGAGGCTGTTTTCACCCGATTAGGTCAAAATCAGATTTCCACAACGCCACCTCCTATTAAGTTATCTGAAGAATAGTATATACAAACACTTGACATTCCTCTTGGAATAAGTTATAGTATAAAGACGCACGTATTAACTGCGTTATTAAAAGTAATTTATACATTAACCAACCTCTTATAAATTAACTAACCTCTTATTGCTTTGACCCACTTGAAATGTGGGTCTTTTCTTTTCTTTTCTTGACAAATATAAAACCTATGCTATTCTAAAATTATGAGTTAAAGATTACTCATTTTTTAAAATCTATACGATTAAAGGGCCGAAGTTGGCCCTTTTCTATTGACAAATCCCTTTGGTATAGTATAATATATCAAGAGAGACGAATTTGGTATAATATAATATATTAAGAGACGAATTTGGTATAATATGTCAATATCAGACAATCTGATGAGAGAGCTGATTCGAGAAATTAGATTATTTCGAATTGCCTACGAAACTAGAAATATTAGTAATGAAACTAAAGAAGTTAGTTCCGAATTTGAACGAACCTCAATCTATAACCCAGTCGAAGAATTAGATAAATACTTTTAGGAGATATATGCGACTAGCCTTTGTTTGTAAACAAAATAAACCAATGGTAAATATGATTCTAGGAGCTCAACTATATTATCAGAACCAACCTTTTCTAGACCCGGAGATTGGAATTGGTTTATGCCTACTTTTTACTGTAATTCAATTGGGAATTAGATTGGAGCCAAGTGTTTAAGTTCTTTACTGATTGGTTTTTATCACTCCCCCATTGGGGACAAGTGATTATGTCCATTTTTTGGACATTATCAGCCGGATTTATGGTTATGGTCGCTATGAACTTTATTTTTGCTATTTATATTTACGATTTGAAAGCCCACGGAATGATGTAGGTGAAATTATATAAAGATTTTGTAAACGAACGAACTGATCCTTATTTGTTATCCAGTGAATCTTGGAACGCCTTAGTTATAATCGCAACATCCATACTAGGGATTAGTTTATTCGATTACCAATGCGAAATTTTGAGATGCGTGATGTATTACAGCCGAGTAGCCGTTGTGGCTTCCCGGCAAATTGGTAAATCAGTTTGCATCGCTGTTTTAGCCCTATCGTGGGCTTTATGTATACCTAATCAAACGGTTTTGATCATTTCTACCGGGGAAAGGCAAGTCAAAGAGCTTTTAACTAAACGTAATTTTTCCATCAAAAAGATATTTAGGAGAGTGGGAAAGAACGAGAATAAGCTATATGTTGATTCTGAAGAGGATGGTAATATAGACCCAAAATCTATGATTTCCACACTAGGAGCTTTAAGTGGTTTAGAAGTAGACTGGAGTACGGTTAAAAAAAGATATGACCAACCCGGATTGGAGATGGATTTCCAAATAAAACATGAAAATGCTGAAGAAATAGAATTTAATAATGGGTCCCGTATTGTCGTCGTCCCCGCTAACCCGGATACCGCTTCAGGTTATACTGCTGATCTTTTGATTGGGGATGAGATAGCGAAAATGCCGAATTGGCCCGAAATGCAAGCTGCTTGTTTCCCTTTCGTATCTAGAACAGGCGGTAAAATTGTTTTATTTAGCTCATTTAAAGGAAAAAATCATTGGTATGATATCACTCAAGACAGGCTATCGGAGGAAAATGTAAAAGGGTGGAAAGTACTAAAATATCCAATTACAGTAAACCCTCCTCCCGATTTAGATCAATTGAGACACGATTTACCTATCGAGATCTTTAATGAAGAATATATGTGCATTCCAGTGGATGAAAGTCATTCACTTTTTCCTTATTCGTTATTAGATGCGTGTTCAACCGGAACCTTTGACGAATGGTTTTAAATATGTTATTATTTAAATAATTGGAGGAGATTAAAATGGCAGTTCAAACATCCGATATCAAATTTTATTTAACGGGTGGGTCGGGGAATACAAACCCTTATGCTTCCTTAGGTGGAGTAAGATCCACAACTCAAATTGGGTCAGGTTTAAACAATCTCTGGGATAATATTACAGGTACAAATCACTCTGCCGGTAACGTAGATACTAGCCAAACAGCGGATTATCGTGTAATCGCTGTTAAATTGGATAGCCCTTTGGCCGATGCTTCAAGTTCAACTCTAGATAATGCTGTTTTAAAAATTTCTGCATCTTCTTTTGGTGATAACGCTCTACAAGCTTATGTATCAGCCGCTGTAAATAGTACAATTACTGCCGGTGCTGATGAGAATACGGCTCCAACAGATGGTGGACCTATTACTTTCGCAACTATCCCCGGAGGAGGTTTGGCTCTTCCAACATCAATCGCCCCCGGAGATGCTGTTCATATCGCATTTAAAAGAACTGTTTCCGTCGGTTCAACGGCCCAAACAAACAATTACACAATGCAAATTACTGGTGACACGATTTAAGAAGGAGTTTTTAAATGGCAATTGATTCACTTTCCATTTCCCTATCTAGTTTACCTAGTCCTCTATACAAGAGTAATATGCTTTCTCTAGCAGTCTCGGCTGTTTCTCAATTTGAAGGAAGCGATGTCGATGTGGATAGAGTTGTTTTTGAACTTCTTTACGCTGCTGTTGGCGGTGAAGGCGGTCTTTTAATCGCTAAATCCCAAGGTGTTGAGGATACTTCTAGTTCTACAGGCCATTATTCCCATACCTTCCCCGCATCTGATTTTGCTGAACCCGGAAGATATCAAGTCCGAGTTCGTGGTGAAGCTTTAACAGGTCCTGTTGTATCTAGTTTCGCTTTAGCTGAATCCGCTCAATTCTCTGTTCTTGATAAAAATCAAGCTGATTCAAATAATGAACTTTCCGATGAAGCTGCTTCAGGTAGCGTAGTTTGGAAATCAATGTCCCTCTCAGGAGCTCAGATTAAAGCTCATGTAGCAGATGCTTCTCAACAAGCTTCTAACATGAAATTAGCTGATCTGGCTGAAGGCTCTGTACTCTTAGGTGGAGCTCTTTCTATCGAAGTAGCTGATGCTGATACAGACGCTGTTGCTAAACTAGGTTCTGGTTCAAGCGCAAGTAATGTGGTAGCTTCTGCTGATCTTGATACAGTAGCTGCTGTAGCAAACAGCGCTTCTTTTGTACCCCTCCCTACTTCCGATTCCGATTTGAATCTTAGAATCGATATGGGTACTGGAGATACTGTTTCTGAATTAGCGGATTCCACAATGATTAAAGTTATGTGGGCCGTTGTAGTTCCCGCTTCCCTCTAATATTATTTTAAAATGAGCTGCATTACTTAGGTTAAAACTAAGTTTTGCAGCTCAAATTATAAGAAGGATTTAAAATGTCTGTAGATTTTTGTAATGTACAGGTAGCATTACCTGATATACCTTTTTATAAAGATAACTTTCAAAACGTTATCTTTGATATCTACACTTTCTTTGAAGATAATCCTGTAGATGTAGATTATGTTGAATTTCAAGTACTTCATAGTCCGGTGTATGATCCGAACTTTCCTGAGAGAGGTTTTTTAATCCCTTTATATACTCAGAAATTGACTGATCCTCACGCTTTAGGTTGGTATCAAGTTTCAATTACTACAGGGGATAATAATTTAGATAATATCTGGTATAAAAACCCCGGAATGTATAAAATTAGAGCCAGAGCTATAACTGAAGATTTCGAAGGGAAAATAGTAGACTTTATTATTGGTGAATCCGAACCTTTCATTATGCTTGATAGGGATAAATCGGATGAGAATAACATATTCCCAGATAATTTTTTAAATGTTATTGAAGCCAATTTTGATGGATTTAGCGCTCAATTAAGCGATATTAATTCGGATATTTCAGATATTCAAGGAGATATCACTACTATTCAAAGTGATATCACTACTATTCAAAGTGATATTACGGATTTGCAAACTAATACTTCTATTCCTTTTGGAGTCCCTGTCTGGAAAGAAGTAACTATAACGGGAGCTCAATTAAAAACTGCTTTAACAGATGCTAGTGTGGATATCGCAACCGCTACGAATGGAACAATTGAATTCTCCTATGCTCCCGAAGAGTATGGAAATGGGGCAGGGAATCCTAGACGATCTGGATTAACTATAGTGATTGTTAGTTTTGACACCGGCCCTAGTACAACGACAACGGTAGATTTTTACAATTCTTTAGTAGAAACTTACCCTATTTTAAATTTTGACTTAAAAAATACAAACCTAACCGGATTTACCTATAATAATGAAATTTTAGAATTTGGGCCGACAGTTCCTTTGATAGTTAACGTAACAGGTGTGGGAATACATTTAGAAGATATCTCTGATACAATGAGTATAAGACTTGGAATGTGTTTTAGTATTCCAGAATAAGGATAAAGAAGATGTCATTACTACCTACTCTTATACAATCTACAAGTACAACTACGCTTGAGCTAAGTGGCCCTGAATCTCCATTTTTAAATACCAATACAACTGATTTAGAAGCAGTCGTAACTAATAGTTTTGCAGGATCAACTGGAGATGTTGATTATGTAGAATTCACTCTTTTACATGGGGCATTAGCAGCCGGAACAGGTTCAACAGGTTCTCAAGGATCAGGCTCATTAGTACCTGTCCATTCAGCAACTGTAGATACTCCAGATAATTCCAGATATTACTACACCTTTCCGGCAAGTCTTTTTGCAGAGGCTGGAGTGTATAAAGTTAGAGCTAGATCAGTTCTTTTAAACGGATCTCAAATTAAAGAATTTAAAATTGTAGATTCTCCTGACCTTATCGTGAATGAAGGTAGAGCGTCTGAAGCATCTGGCATTACTGCCGAAGCTAATATGGATAATTCGGGATCAGATTTTGAAATTAATCAAGATATAAATGGTCTTCTTCAAGAATCCGTTATAAATGTTCAAGATCAATTAGATGATTTTATTGAACTGCAAGGAGAGGCTTTAGATCAAGTTATAGCGGATGTAGCCCAAAACACTTCAGATATCGCTCAAAACACTTCAGATATCGCTCAAAATACCTCTGATATTGCGGGTTTAACGGGTATAAACGTTGCAGGTTTGAACAGATGGATTAAATATAAATTTACTGGTGATTATATTAAAGCAAATACAACTCCATCAAATCAAGTAGATACATTGGCAATTGTAATTCCTCCTGATATGACAATAGTAAATATGGGCTTTATTGTACATGGGGGTTTAGGACTAACTCTACCTGCCTCCGTTGTTAAGATGGGTTATGGTGGACCAGCAAATCAAATAGTAAATTCAGGTAATTTAAATACTACAACAAACGGAGATCAGCAATATCATACTACATCACCGATTAAACCTTTCTTAAGTTTTGGGGTTCAACTTGACTTAAGTATTGATATGGGATCTGGGCATACTATTAGCGAATTACCGGATAGCGGAGTTATTTCATGCTATCTGAATGTCTCCGAAGTATACTCAGAAGTTTTGTATGATATCTAGATGAAAAAGGAAGTGATTGACCAAGTAGAGAAGGTTTTTCTAGAGACAAATTTTGCCAATTTGTTCTCACTTCCGGGCCTTTTTAAGACTCAAGCAACACTTTTCGAATTAAAAACCGAACGATTTATCAAATGGTTTAATAAACTTGGATTACCAATTGTTGATAATGTTTGGATCAATTGTGTAAATACTAAAAGAGATATTGAAGAGATATACTCTCTAGAAGATTTTAAAAAATCGGGATATGGAGAACTTATATCTCGATCTATAGCTATTCCCGGCTTTATAGATAAAGATGAGTATATAGACGGAGGGGTATCCGAAAACCCCTGCATAGCTCAGTGGCAAAACGATCCTCTCCCTATTTTTGTAAGTCAATTGATGATGCCTTATAGAAAAACTCCAAAAGGTCGGATTGAAAAATTATTCTATTCGTGGGAGTTTAAATCTTTTGAGAGTTATCAAACTGCTAAAATTTTATATGGGGATAGGGTTCGTACATTCTACCCTCAGATATCTGATATATCTTCAGTTGAATTTGGCTTAAAAAAATCTGAAAAAGAGGAGATGATAAAATTTGCATACCTCCAAACAAGGGAACAATTAAAATATTTCGGGTTAATAGATAATGATAAACCTACACCAATTTGCATGGCTCTATCAGGAGGAGGTATCCGATCAGGAGCTCATATAGGAGTCGTTAGAGCTCTTGTAGAATCAAATTATATCCCCGTTAGATGGTCTGGAACAAGTGGAGGGAGTGCCTTTGCTATTATGTTTGCAGGGTATTCCGAAAAGATGAATGGACAGTCTCAGTAAAGCTTTAACAAGCGAATTAAGAATTCACTTGAGAGACGAACTTACTCATCCGGGAGTATGGGCGGGGTTTGACCCTGCTGAAACTTCGGATAGAAGTGCTTTTTTCGTATTAGCAAAAGAAACCCCTACAATTGACAATCCAAATCCTACATTAAAATGCCGAATGAAAAGAGATCTGACAATTAATCCAGATGGGATTAAAAACGTAACTTATTTAAACCAAGCTAGAGAAATTATCGAACTGGACAAGAGATACCATTTCTCTAAAATAACTGTAGATATCACCTCCCATAAAGCAGTTTTTGAATATCTTCAGGAATATTTTGGCCCTAGGATTGAGGGTGTTATCTTTACTTTACCGCTTAAAAGGGATATGATACAAGCTTTTAGAGTTGTTTTACAGGAAAAATTAATCGAATTTAATCCCGATCACCAGTATCATAAGATTTTTAGACGGGAGTTATACGAACTTGATCCTCGAACTTTAAAGCATCCAGATAGAGGTTCAGATGATTTTGTATGGGCGGGAGCACTTGCTATTAAGTCAACAGATGTGGTACACTTTAAGAGTGGAGTAGAATCCGGTTATTCTAGTGAAGAATTGATCTTCTGAGGAGAAAATAAATGCCCAATTATGATACAGACTCGGAATTGAAGTTTGAATTCAATCTTGAATTCTATGCTGCAACTTCAGGCGATGCAGATACTATCGCTAAAAACACTATTAACAGAATCTTCGGAGCGGCTTGCGCCGGTTTAATGCAATTAGGAACAGTAACCAACGTTGCTCTTTCAGGTCAGGATATTTCAGGCGCTAACTATGTTTATCCCTATACTTTACAGGTCCGTATGGGCGGTTCCACCGCTGCAACTCCTTTTTATAACACGCTTTTTGCAGCTACCGCTGCGGATGCTCTAGCCGTTCTTCAGGCAGATGCCCAACGTGTTACGAATCTCACGAGTATGCCTTTACGAGTACTTTACTTAAAAACCTAGTTAGATGAAAGTTAAAGAATTAAAAGTCCAACATCCTGAGTACGATGCCGGACTCTTAACTAAGTATGAACTTTTGTACGAAGGTGGAGAGGCATTCCTCAAGCAAGTTGTATTGTTTTTGCCTAAAAGACACTCAGAAGCGCAAAAATTATACAATGAAAGACTAACACGGGCATTTTACATTGGGTATGTTGGACCTATTATTGATTATTTTTCCTCCAATCTTTTTGCTTTTAATGCTAATATTAGCCAGAAAAAAGATAAAAACCCTTTCTATGATGAGTTCCTTAGTAATGTCGATTTAAAAGGAACTGAAATAAATGATTTTTTTAGGGAAGTATTCACCCAAACTCTCATCTATCGGCAATCATATATTTTAGTAGATTTCCCATCTCTTCCTGCCGATATAATTCCACAAAGTAAAAAGGAAGAAGATGAGTTAGGTCTTACACGAGCTTATCTTGTAAATTTTCATAAGAAACAAATGATTGACTGGCAATTAGATGATATAGGAAATTTTGAATGGGTTAAATTCCATTCAGAAGAACGATTTAAAGAATCTTTCAATTCCAAAGAAATTAAGAGACACAAATGGTATATCTATGGAAAAGATGGATATCAGCTATTTCAGTATGATGAAGATCCTGATGTACCTCAAGATGACGACCTAAAAGAAGCTACCTTGGTAGAGAGTGGAAAACACTCCCTTCCCGGAAGAGTTCCTATTTATTCTATCGAAGTCCCAAAAGGACTTTGGATTATGAATAAACTAGGCTCTATTCAAACAGAACTTTTTAATTTAGATAATGCTCTCGCTTGGCAAGAGTATCAAGGGCATTATTCTATGCCTGTAATCAAATTAAGAGAAGGCAAAGATTTCAAACAGAAAATGGGCGAATCTTACTTTATCAAACTTGATGTTGACGAATCTTTTGAATGGAGTGAGCCAGAAGGTAAAATGATGGAAGTCGGCTTAAAACGCCGTGAAATGCTCAAAGATGAAATGTTTAGAGTTGTCCACCAGCTATCTTTATCTATTAAACAAACCAAATCCCAAACTCGGCAGAGTGGAAATTCTAAACAGGAAGATAGATATGCAACCGAAGTTGTTCTTCGGGCATTTGGGGATATCATCAGAGATGGAATGCAGAATATATTAGCTTGGGTAAGTGAAGCTCGAAAAGAATCCATTGAATGGGATGTATCTGGCTTTAGTACATTTGATAACGATTCAACAACTGAGAAATTAGCTCAGATTTTACAACTTAGAGCTATTAATATTCATTCTGAAACCTTTAATAAAGAAATGGAAAAAAGATTAATCGATTATTATCTAGAAGATCAAAATCAAGAAGTCAAAGATGAAATTAAGAAAGAAATTGACAAATTTGATTTTGCCCAAATTGTGGAAGATCCCATGAACCTTGCTTTTGGCGGTAATTCAGGTTTTAAAACCCCCGGAATGTCTAAACCTGCTATGCAAGGAGAGAAACCAAATGGTGTGAATAGAGAAATGAGGAAATAGAATGTCTAGATCAGATTCACCAGCTTTAGAATATGCTGATATTACCCCAAACGATGGTGCAGATTTACCAAATCCTGTTAGAGGAGTTTTAGTAGGTGTTTCAGGCGACCTAAAATTAGATGATTTTGCAGGGAACACTGTTACTTTAAAAGCCTTAGTTGCTGGAGTGATTCACCCTATTGGAGCGAAAAGAATATATTCAACAGGCACAACTGCTACAGATATTGTTGGAGTTCTATAATAAGTGAGATTTGGTATTTTTATAGGTGTATCGAGTTTAAACTCGACAAATGGAGGATTTTCAAGCCCTCCTATGTCTGTTTCTAATACCCAATTAATTGAATGGGAAGCTTTACAAGAAGCCGCTAATACACAATTAATTGAATGGGAAGCTCTACAAGAAGCTTCTAACACTCAAATGATAGAATGGGAAGCTTTACAAGAAGCTTCTAATACTAAAAATATTTCATGGGAAGCCTTACAAACAGTCTCAAATACTAAACTAATAGATTTACCAACTGGCGGTACAGTCTCCACCAGCTTAAATATTGAATGGTATTTAAATTCTGACCCAAGAGAATATATAGGAGCAGGTCTACATTCCTATTGGAGTCCTATTAGATCAACTATTGGATATTCATCAGGTGTAAATGTGAATAGTTATGAAGATTTATCAGGAAATGGGCATACTTTAACAGCAACTGCAAATTATCCAACTTATGTATCCTCAGATAGTAATTTTAATAGTAAACCTATTATTGATTTTTCAGGTACACTCCAAATGCTTGAAAAAACATCTGGAGTAGTAGATTTTCAGACTCAAGGACATTTCGTTTCTGTATTCGCTGTTCATGTTGATGCGGATGATGGGACATTAGGTTTCTATCAATTAGGTACGGCTACTATAAATACTGGTATAGAAGCTTACATGACTGGAACTCAAACTTTGGCTTTCAGTGGTAAGCCATCTGGCACATTAGTAACAAGATCTAATACGTCTAATTCAGTACCTTTTCTAGGTATATTAGAACATAGATGGGATAAGACAGACGGGAAATCTTTAATCTACTTTAATGGAGCAGAATTACTTCCCGCAAGTACTACTGGAAGTGCAGCTAATTTTGGAAATAGTATCACTAATATTATTTTAGGCGGTCTGCAAACTTCATCCTATCGTTTAAACGGTCAACTTGGACCTGTAGCATTCTTAGCCGGTTCTACTCAAAGTGCTATAGATTTTGTGAAACAAAGAAATATTAGGCATTACATAAACGATCAAGTAAATATATACGCTTATAAGCATAGTTGGGCTTTCATGGGAGATTCCCGTACAGCAGAAGCCCAAGCAGTTTTAGACGGTCAAACCTCTATGCCTAGTTTAATCGGAGCAGATTTAGGACTTTCGACTTATGAAATTCATAATGATGCTATCATAGGTCAAACAACTACACAAAATTTGGATAGAGTAAATAAGAATTATTCAGCTAATTGGATTTCATACCACGATAAAACTTCTAGATTAGTCATATATTCAGGAACAAATGATATTGTAGCGGCGGTATCAAATGCTACCATTTTCCAAAATATCCAAGATATGACAACTAAAGCATTGGCAGATGGTTTTGATGAAGTATATGTTCTTACTATACCTAAGTTTGGAGCTGGATCTTACGATACGGCAACCGCAGCATTGAACACATTAATAACAACTTGGACTCCGCCATCAGGAGCCTTTATTGTGGATATTGCTCCAGATGCAGCTTTTAGTGATACGAGTGATGGAACTTATTATCAAGCAGATAAAACCCATCCAACTACAGCCGCCAACCAAATTATTGCTACTTATATCGAAACAGCGGCAGGGTTGCCTTAATGCATATGAATAAGGTATAATGTATATTATTAATAGGTCTTAGATATTTATGTTATAATGAAGGAGAGCAAATTCTAAATGGCAGACGATAATCACGGCCAGACGACCGATGCCGAGAATGGGTCGCAAGATAGTCAATCTTTAAATGACACATCTTCAACAGATAATCAAGCTCAATTTGTTACGATTGAACAACTGAACAGAGCAATGACTGGATATAACAAGAGACTCGAAAAGCAGACTCAAGAGAATATCCAAACACAACTTGCACCTCTGTTACAGCAATTCGAAAAATTCCAAGCCCCTCAAGCAGAATCTGTTGATAGTCAAAAACCTTCTACAGTTGATAAAGAAGTACTAAAACTCCAAAAAACCCTTGAAGATGTTCAAAAAAAACTTCAGCAAGCGGAACAGGAGAAAGATAATGCTTCTCGACAAGCTGTTGATGAACGGGTAAAATCTGAAGTTCTTAGCGCATTAACAAACCTTAAAGTTGAAAAAGGTGATCAAGTTTACCGCTTAATTCGTGATAATATTATTATAGATGAAAGCGGAAAAGTTAAGATCAGAGTAGTAGATCCTACATTAGGGTTTGAAGATGAGAAAGATTTAAAATCAGGTTTAACGGATTGGCTAAACTCTGAAGGATCACACTTTCTTCCTCCGAGAAATATTAGCGGATCAGGCGCAACAAATAAATCGTCAGGATCAGGTGGTCAAAGAATTACAAGTTTAGAAGATCTCAATAAAATGAAACCTTCAGACTTAGCGAAAGTAGATCTCAGACAAGTTTTACCCGAAGAATCATTAAACGCATTTTTTAACACAAAATAAGAAAGAAAGGTAGACCATAATGGCCGCAATTACATCAGTCGAGGTAGCTAACGTTATCCTCAAACAGGTGGCTTCTCAGGCTCTCGCTCGTTTGAAAGCGAATACTTGTATGACACGTTTGGTAAACCGTGATTATGAAGCTCAACTAGCTACTGCTGGTGACACGATTACGGTTGGTATTCCCTCTTTGTTCAATGTAAGTAACTTGGCAGACGGTAACGCTGTTCTAAAACAAAACCCTACAATGGATAAAACCCAAATTGTTTTGAACCAACACAAATATGTTTCTTTCCAAATTACCGATATTGCTGAACTTTTCACTCCTGTTGATGTTAAAACCACCAACCTTGGACAGGCTGTAGCCAACTTAGCTGAAGCTATTGATCAATCGATCATTTCCGCAGCTTACGCTGGTTTTACTGCAAATGCCCCTGTTGGTGCTTACAACTCTTCATTAACTGAAGCTACTATTTTAGGTGCTCGTGAAACTCTCGTTAAATCTAAAGCCCCTAAAGCTTCTATGAAATGTCTTGTTGTCGAACCCGGAGCTTACACCGATTTGCTTGGTATTTCCCGTTTTACCGAATTGCAAACTCGTGGTTTGGCAGATGCCGCTGGTGGTTCTTCTGCTTTTGGACCTGATGGTGGTGGCGCTAATGGTTCTGCTATCGCTTTCGGTGGTGTAGGTAAACTCCATAACTTTATGGTTTTCGAAAACCAAATGGTTCCTATTACCAACGTAAACGAAACCCACAACATCGCTTTCACCCCCGATGCCCTCATCTTTGCCCAACGTAAACTCCCTGTTGCACCTGCTGGTATGGGTGTTATCCAAACCTTCGTTGAAGAAGATGGTATGGCTATCCGTGTAACTATGAACTACAATGCCGATATCCTTGGTGCTCAAATCACTATCGACACCCTTTATGGTGTAGGTATTGGCCGTAACCAATTCGGTTTGGAAGTTCGTTCGTAATCGTAGAGGATGAGGGGGTTCAGCCTAGCTTCCCCCTCTCCTTTCATGTTTAGAGTAAAGGAGATAAAAAATGAGTTCAGACGCCGCATACACTTCATCCAATATGCCTTTTGTATTACCCGGTCATCAACCTTCTCAAGCACAAATCAGAAATATGAAAATGCTAGATCTTATGCAAAACACTTTTAAAGGTGAAGATCAGTATGTTATGATGACACCTAAAAATCAAAAAGAAGCTATTAAAATCCTAGGTTGTGAACATGCCGCTCAAGTTTTAGTGGATGGTCTTGGAAGATTAGCTACTGAAGATGAAATTGAAGCATTTAGTCTAGAAAATAAAATGGCAAAACAAAAAGTTCAAAAAGAATTAGATAGATATGATTTATCAAAAGCCGTGAAACGTACTTTAAAGGATTAACTAAATGGCTGTACCAAATATTTTTAATGTACCTTTAGTTACAGGTATGAACGAAGTTTTACCCGCAAATTTAAATGCGAAACATAGGGTTAGGGAATTAAATGTTGAAAATCAAGACCCTTTGTTATCTACATTCTTTAATGTGTATTCAGGAGCCGAGTTAATTCTTGGCCCTCTCCTGCTAGATGCAGGTCAAAAAGAGACCTTTGAGTTAAGTTCTAAGGAATCTGAACATTATTTTAGACTCCCAAAGAATACAGCATTGAATGTTGAATTTTTAGCAAATGTTTCTGGTCTTGCTTATGGATGGGTTGAGACTGCATAATGGCAACTGTATCACAAGATTCAAATCCTATTTATTGGCAAATGAATGGGCTATCCCTAACTGATAGGGAGATAAACTTATTGTTTGAGATTTTTGGACCTCTTCCAATTTCGAATCAATTTACAGTTAGAGGGGATGCATTAATTGGCTTAGGGAAATCTAGAGTACTTATTCAAAACCAAGATGAGCTTAGAGATGCTTTGTATGGTTATCTAGAGGTCTTAACATCGCAACAACAGTTTAGAGTTCATGAATTAGTAAATCAATGGGATAAGATTTCTACAAAAGTAATTAAATTTTCCAAAGCAGAGAGAGTAGATTTTCGGGTTAGTTATCCAGAAGAAAAAAGAGCATTATTACGCACTCGGCTTCAAACATTTATCCCAATCTATACCAAACAGGAAATCGAAAATTATACAAATACTGGAGAGACGGGATCTTCCTCTAATCACATAGATAGAGGTTAAAATGGGCAATCAAGATAGTGCTCAAAGAGAGATTGATGAGGCTTTTTTCGAAGTTTCAGAGGAACTTTCTGAAGAGGAATTAGGAGGACGCCGTAGATCTGTTTGGATTCGAAATAGGCTAGTTAGAACAGAGCAGGACCTCGATTTAGGTAAACCGGGGTATGCTGATAGACCTTGGGAAATAATCTATCCTACGCCGCATTCAGCAGATACTAGACGAGATTTTGAGATAGATCAAGTAGGTTTAGTTAGAAAAGGTGATCTAGAATTGAGAGTTGATAGACTTTCAGTATCTAGAGAAATACTAACAGAATCCGAATTTTATATCAGCGATGACCCGGATGCTGATCCACCTATCTCAGAAACCCAACCAAACTACGATTTGATTGGTGGTTACGTTTTAGAAGGCGGTTCTGGGATTCGTGAACGTTTTAGGTCTTTCTGGACTTGCTTTCTACGTCGGAGACAGATGGTAAATGGATGATTTCATACGAAATCAAGATAAGAAATTAGAACGATCTCAACAAGAAGCTTTGAAACGGATTTTAAGATTACTAACGAAAACACGAACAGAAGTAATCGGATCTATTTTAGAGAGTCAGAGTGAGTTTAACGAAACCAGTATGCTTTCAACTTTAAAGAATATTGATCTCTTAATGCTGGAGCTAAAAGATCAGTTAGGATCTGAGTATACTAATATCATGAAAGAGGGGTCTTCAAAAGGATTTAACGATCAATCTAAGCTTTTTGACGCTATGTATGGTAAACGTTTTAAAGATGTTGTAGATGAACTTGTATATGGACCTGTTGAGTTAACTGTTCTTAAAACATTAGAAATGAATGTCGATGATTTTTTGTATAAGTTTACTGGAGGTCTTAGAGAGAAAATTAAAAGTACTATCCAATTAGGTTTTATCCACGGGAGAAGTGAGGGGGAAACCGTTCAAGCGATTAAGCAACAATTTGATACCCAACTTGCCCCCACAAAGAGAGCGGTTCATCATATATACCAAACAGCATATAACGTCGCAAACCATGAAGTTTTGCTTGGATTAGAGAAAAATGTTCCGGGATTAAAAAAAGAATGGTATTCTACCTTAGATAAAGTAACTACACCACCTTGCATTCATCTCCATGAACAAGTAAAATTAGTACAGGAGCCTTTTGTAGAGCCTCAAAGTCTAAGTAAGTTTATGTATCCTCCGGCAGTATATGGCAATCCTAACATGAAACCTATTTTTCATTTTTGTAGAAGTAGAGCAATCCCTTATTTGGAAAGTAATGTCTGATCAATTTATAAGTCTAACTTTTGATAGAAATTGGGCCAAATTGGTGGGCTCTATTTCCAGTACCCTCGGTAGAACTAGCGGGGATATTGAAGCTCGAATTACAAATAGACAGAGACACGCAGTTGTAGCGGAATTTGGTTCCGGTATATACAACGATGGGGATGGCCCTAAAGTTCCGATTACACCTAAAACAGCTAAGGCTCTTCTTATCCCCGTCTCAAGAAAATATATGGATAAATTAAGATCTGAAACACGTTTAGAAGCTTTTGAAAATGCTAAAAAGCATCCTGATATATTAGCAAAAGTCAAGACAAAAATGCCCGGAGTTGTAGGTTTTCTTTTTAGAAAATCCGTTAAAGGCATGAAACCTATGCGTATGGTACGGGATTCTATTCCTATTATCGCTCCTAGGTTAGAGAAGGATTTATCGGATGCTACTACAATTATTTTTGGTATGCTTCTAGGTAAACAAATTGCTGGAACTAAATTTGCTAGCGGATCTCGCCCAAGAGACTTGATTGCAATTGTTTTAAACAGAGGAATATCTCTTTGGTTACGGGAAATTGTAAAAAAAAGCCCTGTTTTGACAAGCAACCTCCGGTCCGGGTGGACGATTAGTAGATTAGCTAAATAAATGATATAATTAAATAGGTAGAAATGTTAGATTCCAAACAGACATTTACTAAATTTTTTAGAGAATTATTAGCTGATAATTTTCCAAATATTAATTTTTACCCGGAACCTAACTTTCAAATTCTAAAGTACCCAGCGATTGTCTTCCACTGGGGGTCAAGTAAAAAAACAAACACCACCTCAATGTGGATGACAGAAGTTCAGATAGATATACTTTTTACTGAATGGAAAAGAGCTGAATGTGATCAAACTACCCAACAAATACTTGAACAATTAAACCTTGCTGCTGATATACCCGGAGCCCCTCGTAGAACCCCTAAGAATAAATATCTAGATGAAGATGGTAAAATTTTAAGGCATTCACAACCATATATCCCTCTAAATTCTGACATTCAATGGAGATTATTAGATCCGGTAGATACTATATACGAAGAAGATATGCCCGAATTAATGCGAAATACTTTTACGTTAAGCCTGTATTATAAAAATCGTTAAGGAGTAAATAGATGACCCAATTCAATGCGTCACCCATCAATTGCGGAAATATCTTTGACGGTCCTACTGAAATTTACGTTGACAACGTATTGCTTGGGGCCACTGTTGGTGGTGTTGAACTTATGCACACTCAAGAACTCGGTGAAAAGATCTCAGACCAAAGCCCCTTGCTTTGCGGGTCTTATTTGAAATCTTGTCGAGGATCTCTACGTTTTGATCTCGAAGATCTGTCATTAGCGAATATGCTTTACGCTTTCTCAAACCCCGGAGTAGCGGTAGGTGGTGGTAACGCTTCCTTAAGCGCAACCCATGAAGTCAAACTTGTAGGTCATGGCCCCGGCGGTACAACTAGAACATTCACTATTTGGAATGCTCGTTTCAACGGTAATACAACCGGTAAACACCAACTTGGTGAATCTGTTACGTTTTCAGTAGAATTATTAATGGAATCTGATGAAAGCAAATCTGACGGCCAGCGTTATTTTAATGTCGTCGATGCTTAATAGACAAAAGTGGAAGGAGAGAGAATGTTATGGCTCAATATACATTTAATACAAAAACGGTTTTTCTTTTAGGACGATTTTTAAAACATTTTGAAAAAAATATCGATGAAGTAGTAGCACTAATTGAAGCTTCTGGCGGAGTTGGAGCTGGTGAAGATATCTTCTCAAAAATTCCGGCGGAACGTGTTCTATCCCTAATTTTTCAGGTTATTACATCTGCCAGCGATGCTGAAGATACGGCTATACAACTTTTAGCAGTAGCTAGTAGACGCTCCGAATTAGAAGTTCGAAATATGGACGGCCATGAGTTCATTAAAGAATTTAGAGAATTCCTAGTTTCGATTGACTGGAGTAAGCTTATGGGGGAGTCTCTCGGCTTAACTCTAAGCCAGCCAGAGTTACCAAAAGAGCCGAATCCAGTCCCGTAGATACAGATGCCGAATTTCAACGTAACTTTAACAGATTAATCCTACATATAGCTGGAACATATTCTACTCCTATACCTATTGTATGGGAATTGGATGGGTATGAGTTTATGACGATTTGTAGTATTATGATAGAAGATACCAAACAACCTGTAGGACCTCAGATGTCATCGGATACGATATCAGCTTTCGGACGATTAATGGAGCAAGCTAATGGCCGTTAATATTGTTTTAACAGCGATATTACGGGCTAATATTGCACAATTTGTAAACGGAATGAGTAGAGCGGGATCTGCTTTAGGGGGTTTACAAAATGCTGCAAAAAGTTTAAACGCACTTTTAGATGCAACCCTTTGGTATAAAATACTTGAAGTTATTCTTCAAATAGAATCGGCTATTCAAGGCGTTGTTGTTCATATTATTGATACAGCTAGTAAATGGCAGGGCCTTCAAGTAAGTATGGCAGCGGTTTTACTAGCTACAAATAAAATAACAGATGCTTCAGGGAAACAATTAACTTATGCCGAACAATTCAATAGAGCTATTATAATTTCAAAAGATTTAATGAATAAGTTAAGGATGGATGCTGTCCTTAGCGTAGGTACTACCGAAGATTTAACGAATGCTTATATCGGCTTAGGAAATGCGGTATCCGCAACTACTAGAAAAGGCGAAAATGGCATTGAAAAAACTAGAAAAATGGCAAATGCTATGGTCGCTACGTCCTACGTTTTAGGACCTTCAGTAATGAAGGGCGGTATAAACCAAGTTATCAGAGAAACGAACGCTTTATTAACAGGTAAAAATGATAGAATTAATACCCTAGCTAGAACATTAGGTCTTACCGATGGGTTAGGAAAAAAAGCGTATGATGCCGCTAAAAAAGAAGGCAGATTATACGACTTTTTAATGGCTAAATTAAAACCCTATATTCAAGCTCAAGAGATCTTATCACATACTCTAGAGGGTTTAAAAAATACGTTAAAAGATATGCTCCAATATGCAGAGCAGATGATTTCAGAATTTGATTTTAAGAGAATAAATTCAGCTCTTCAGGAGTTTACTAATTACTTTGTTACTAGACTACCTGATGGAACAGCTAAAGCATCAAAAAAATTCGAATTTTTATTGAGACAATTGGGGGTTATTTTTGATGAAATAATGATTCCTGTTTTAAATTTACAAAAAAGTTTAATGAAACTTTTTACTGAAAATACTCAAGGTGTAACATCTTATTTAAGTACAATAGGACAGTTGAATGCTCTATTTATAAACTTGACAAATACTATGATTTTATTATTACGTCCATTTTTTAGACTTTTTGGTATGGGTAGTATAAGTTTAGTAGACTCCTTATATGCGATTTTAGTATTATTAAACGGGGCTCTTCAAACGTTAAACTCTTGGATTGATAAAATTGATAATGCCATAGGTCCTATGTTGGATGGTGCATATGCTCAATTGCAAAAAATACATGATATGTATCAAAAAATGGCCGGAGCATTCGGCGTATCTACCAATCTCCAAGAAGAGGATAATAAAAAGAAAAAAGAGGCTGAAATTCTTGCTCAGACTCAGGTAGAATCTATTGGAGGTCTAACTGATGCATTAAATGAGAACAATAAAAAAGTTAAAGACAATACGCAACATTGGAGAAATTGGATCTCGACAATGCGTTCAGCATTTTCTACACGATTCCCCTCCGCTGCTAAAAGTTTCCTTACGACCTTTGGGGCCGGTGGGGCTTTAAATCCTACGAGAGGCGGTATTGGCGCTACGGATGTAAATATAAACCTAAGAAATGCCGACGGTTCAACTATGTCTATACCCGCTCAAATGACACCTCAACAACTCGCCCAAGCACATCAAAATGCCAGAACATTTTCAGGGAGTTTAAATAAAATGACTAAAGGAAAAACATTAAATCCAATTTCCCGTAATGGGCCAGCTTTCCAGAATTAGGAGAATAAATGCCATTTTATATATTAGATGATGGCCTTCAATTTGACGTGAGTCAATACGTTCAACGTGAGACTGTTCAATATCACTCTTCTTTAAGTGTAGATATTGATGCTCACGGGGGTGAATCAACTTTCAGTTGCCAAATGGTAATAGACCCCTCAACCGATTTTAAACCAAGGGCCGGATCTATCTTAACGTGGGTATCCGATAATGTTTCAGATCTAACAATATTCTCTGGTGTCATTTCTGATGCTATACAAATTCAAGCCGGATTTGGGGAAATATTCGCTAGAGTAATGCAATATCAAGTATCCGCTCGTGATGCATCCGTCTTAATGGAAAAGAAAATTACAGAACCCGGAATCTACAATCAAAAATGGACTGAAGGTGCCACAGATCCAGAGAAAATTAAACCGGATGTTACTGGAAATTCCAGAGATGGATTTCAAGTTAGCATTAAAACAGATCAACACCAGTTCCCAGATTTTATTGGTAATAATCCCGGAGAACTTATAGATTTACTAGCAATTGCTTCTGACCCTAGGTACGGTCTTCCAACTGATAATGACACAGCGGCTACAGATGATTTTGCTCTTCCTTTTGATTATGAGATTGGAAGAATGACGCATAAAGATGCTATCGATCAAATTTGTAGAGAAGCTGGATTACTTTGGTGGGTTGATGCGGAATGGAATTTTCATCATCAAAGTTTCCCAAAAATTTATAATACAAGACAAGATTCATTTTTTGATATTAATGATGATGTAGATAACAAAAATTTCTATGGATTTGAATTTAGAGAAGATATCGAAAAATGGGTTAGCCGAGTTAAAGTTATAGGAAATGTTCTAGATGCCGGTGATGTAAATCAAGAAAATAGACGGCAAGGGAAACAGAAAAAAGAAGAAGTAATCGTTACTGTAACCTCTAGCCTAGAGAATATAAATGCGATTAGAGCCCGAATTGGAGCGTCTCCTCTTGCTGAGGGAACCAATGTTGAGGAATTACCAGATAGTGAACCGGGTATTTGGATGACAACTGTAAATGCTCCTGATGTTTACTTACAAAAAGAATCAGGAGATTCCGACCCTACAAAGCCTGATTATAGTTTGTTGCAACAAATCGGGGAAGCTTATCTTCTTCGATATGGGCAACCGGATATTGTCGGGTCTGTATTCTATAATGACCGTCCCCCTGTAATTGGAGCTTCTATTAACATTAATTCTTTCCATAGAGGAATTGATGATTTAACAGTACCTGTAATAGAAGTTGAAGTAGATTCTGCCGGAGACCATCAGGGTAATGATGAAATAGGTGATCGTGTTTATACCTATAGGGCTCAGTTCAGAGGCCCCTCTATGAAGCTTCGGTATGCTCGTTTAGGAACCGGAGCAGAGATTGTAAAGATTCGTAAAGAACGCTTGCTAAAACCCTCCCCGCCTGATATACTAGGAGCAGATATCTATGCTGAAGCAAGTGGTGAAATATTAGATCAGATTCAAGTTTCTACCACGGTAACAGCAACTATTGTGACTCCTGACTATAATATATCGGGGACACCTTACGGCGGTATTACAGATGAATACCCTGTATTTACTGATGGCGGTTCAGAACCAGTAGCTCCTTCTCCGGGATATGAACAGACGAGAAAATACTATCCACCGATTAAACAGCCTTGGACAATTACAGATGGCTTTGGTACACGAACCCATCCTGTAACAGGGGTAGCAAACAGTGATCACACAGCCATAGATATTTCAGCAGCTATCGGAACACCCATATATGCAATTCTAGATGGAGTAGTGGCAGTAGCGGAATCCAACCCTCACATAAATTTAGCGGGTAAATATATAAAAATAAATTTGACTGATGGATCACAAGCCTTATATGCTCATTTAAGTAAAATCATTGTGAAAAAAGGACAGTCTATTAAACGTGGTCAGATACTAGGTTATACTGGAAATACAGGGAGATCGACCGGACCTCATCTACACTTCGGGTTAAAAAAAGGAGGAGTTCCCGTAAATCCAACTGGTTTCACTTATTATGATGATAGAGAAACGTAATGGCAGAAACAGTTTTACAGGGATATGTATCAGCACAAGGAGGAGCTCCCGAAGCGTCTCCACAAGAACCTACTTCCAAAACCCAAGGAACCGTAGGTCTTTATGTTGCTTTTCAGTATCCGAATAGAAATGACCTGCTTGACCCCAAAGGTTTACCTCAACCAATTGTTCCGCCGGTTGAAATCCAATATGTAGAGACTCGATTCACTTATGATGAAAGAGCCGCTACGGATTTTCAAGATGAAAATATTGTATGGACATTCCATCAGAAAGTAGCTCCTTTAGGGGCTTCAGCAGTTTTGCAAGATCCAAATGAACCTTATGATCCTGATACAAATGATTATGTGGGTTTAAAAAGTGAACTAACAATTCGCCCTCTTATTATCAAAGGGAAAATTTACTTTCAAATGAGAACTGTTACTCGATCTGGAGTACCCTCTGATTGGACAGATATTGTAAAATTAGAAATGAATGATAATCCAAATAATGAACAAAGTAATGGAGATAGTTTAGATAAAATGCCATGCCAAGAAGATGCCGTAGTATTTATGCCGGGGAATAATATCTAATGGTACTGAAGGCAGGAATTTCTATTTCAGTAGGTTCCGATGATGTTTCATTGGATGCCCCAGCGGAAAAGGTTCAAGAAGGAACTTCCGATCCTACAAGTTCGTTTATAAATGATTTATCAGATAAGCCGGGTCCTAATGGAGATCAAGGACCTATACCACAAGACCCAAAAAATGGAAATGGTAAAAGAACGCTTTCAACACAACCTTCACCGGCTAGAGCTGGTACGAAGAGTGGGGGAGGGTCAAACGGCTCCGTATCTGAATGGACCGCTAAAATCGCTTGCTATGATTTTCATTATATAGATTTAATTTGTGGAGGTATGAGATATCCAGCCTTTTTTGGTGGTTATAGAATAGGTCACGGGATATGCCCATCGAGCGGTCATTTAGGATCTCCCGGAACAATTGGACCGGGCAATGGTTCACCTAGCTGTGCTAGTATTTACGCAGGTCCCGGAGGGCCGAAATGTTTACCTAAACAAGTTTCGGAATGTGGAAGTTCAGGTCAGAAAAAAACTCCGTCTACTCCTCTCAGTCAACCTATGTCAAATATTGCATCATCATCAACCCCGGAACAAGAAGCTCCTCAGATAATTGATTATCCAATGAATACTACTGTAGAGGATGGAGATAATGATTCAGAAAAAACTAAATTAATTAACAGTATTCAAAATAGAACTGTAATTGGAATGTTTATAGATTACTTAAAGCCGAGATCATCAGATCAAATGGGAACTGAATCGGAAGCTGGCGTATCTATTTTAAAAAATGAATATGCTAGAGTTTTTGTGAAAGATCTTTTCACTTCTATTGCAATAATTTCCACATTAAATGACCCTGATAAAAGACAAAGAATTATTGCAGAATATAGAAATGATGGTCCTGATATTTACCAACAACAGGTGAATAAAATATTTAATTTAACGCAAACCCCTGACCCTACTAAACCAACCGTCGATAAATATCCAGTTGTTCAGAAAGTAGCGAATCCTAATCAAGGAGCTTTGAAAGTAGGTATCACGAGATATATTACTCCAGATATTACCGGAACAAATGAATCTTTTACTGAGCGACAACTACAAAGAGATATATTGAACTATGAAGGTATTTATACTGAGTATCAACCAATAGGCGGGGCTACCGGTGGCTGATCAATTCTACCCTAATACACAAACATTTTTGACTCCTTCCCAAACTCAAGGAACAGGCAAACCTGATTTATTTAATGTAGGAATTGTTGGAGGGGATTGTGTTTGTGATCCTATGGTTGTTAGAACAGATACTTTAACAATCATACATCCGTACCCTATTCTTATTGATAGGGAAAAATTAACGATTTATTATCCTAGAACAGATACAAGACCACGACCTAGACAAGAAAATACACCTACATCAAATAATCTTGCAAGTCAACAAATTCAACAAACTAATTCGTTAAACAGGAATATCCAGCAAGTTGTTATTGCTCAAGATTCATCCTCAAGAACAGCATTGGATTATTAATGGCAAATCAAACCCCATCAACATTAAGTGATGCTGCTAATACTAAGCAAATAGGAGTAGCAGCCGATCTTCAAGAAGATCCATCCCTAACAGGGCAAGCCCCAGATGCACCTATAAGCAACGGGGCTTTATCTGCTGGAATTTCTCTCCGTGTAGATGTACCGGGACCTGAGGGAGGAGGTACAGCTCCTCAAGATCCTAAAAATGGAACAGGCATAGTTAATCTACCACTCCAACCTTCCCCTGCTAGATCTGGGACAGGGGGAGGCGGGAGCGGGAGTTCTCCGGGAACAGCATCTGAATGGGTAGCTAAAATCGCTTGCTATGATTTTCATTATATCGATATGATTTGTGGTGGTATCAGGTATACTGCTTTTTTTGGTGGATATAGAATAGGTCACGGGATATGCCCTTCTAGCGGTCATTTAGGAGCTCCCGGAACAATTGGACCGGGTAATGGATCTCCAAGTTGTGCTAGTATTTATGCAGGTCCCGGAGGGCCAAAATGTTTACCTTCTTCAATTAGTGGATGTGGAAGCGCAGGTCAACCTACAACACCTTCTATTCCTTTAAAACCTCAAGCTACAGCGGGAGGAGAAGGAGGATCTCCAATTATTGATCTTCCTATAAATAATACAGGAGAAATCCAATCTAAACAAATTGGAACAGATGCCAGTATAGAAGAACAGCCGGGAGATAAGATTCGAATTATATATCCCGCTGGAGGCGGAGCTCCTATAGCGGTTAGTATTAATTCATCAGGAGGATTAACTTTTCATCCTTCGACATCAGCAAATGGAATTAAAGCTATTAAAGCAATACCTAAATTAGCCTCCCTTCAAAAAAATCCTAAATATTACCCGGATGTTTTAAAAGGAGGAACTTCTCAGATAGCTACAGGTATCTCTCAAATAGGCACAAGTATTCAACAACCCCAAACTTACTTCCCTTCTTTAGCTGATTTAGAAGATGACCCATGTCACTGTCAACCTACTGTTATTGACTTGATGACTAATACTATATTTCAGAGAGAACCTGATATCTTTTTAGTAGATAAACAAGATGTTTTTTATCCCACAAATGACCCTGTTCCTAGACCTAAACCTAGACAACCATCTTCAACTAAAAGTGATCCTGCAACCCCTTCTAGAACAGATTCTCAATTAGTGGATGATAAGACAACTCAAATTGTAATTGTTCAAGATGATGCCTCTCAAAGTTACATAAGACTATACAAAAAGGTTTAAAATGACAACTGTAGAAAATCATTTACTATCTTCATGGCAGCTTGGAAACCCTGTTTACTATGCAGTAGATTCCAGTAAACAAGTTAGCTGGAAGATTGGCGGGAACCCTCAAGTTGGGAAAACTTTTTCTTGGAATATCAAAACAATTACTTTAGAACTCCAATGTTCTTGGCAGCTTCTACCAACAAGTCCAGATACAGGAAATCCTAAAGCAGTTTTTTGGGCGAAGCATAGCGGGGAATCTAATTCAGGACAAATAATTCGTTTAAGAAATGCTAAAAATCCTAATCAGATAGTATGGCAAAGCGCTGCTGAAGAAAATACATCTGGATCTATTTGGATAAATGTAGGATGGAATGATCCTGTTAAACAGGATTTAATTAGTATCAATCAAATGTTATACAGTGATATGGATTTGCAACACAATAAATATAATATTATTCGACCTTCTGAAACGTTATCTCCTTTAAATTTTCCAGTATATGTTACCCAAGAGTACGCTTCAACTACAAATACCGCTTATGTAATTAGATACTTAGGGTTTATTTCTGATAATCCTGCTAGATATTATAACGGAATGGCTGATCCTATTAGTATGGATGATCAAGCTAGAGAACACGGAATTTCATTAACATACCCAAATAATTCAGGGATTCCTTTGAATGTTAATATCAAGCTTACTGATGGTAGGGTCATTAGTGGAATACTACCTGAAGGAGCTTGTGTAGCTCTTTTGAAAGCAGATGAAACTACACGAATTGTTGGGTATATACCTAAAGAAAGTGTTCCTTATTTCCCCGGACCCGGTGTAGCGGTTTCCCCTATCGGACTATCAAAATACTTTAAGACATTTTAGGAGTTAAAATGGCAGCTTCAGATTATCCTGTAACAGCTCAAGTACCTGATCCAGTCAGTGTTTTTAACATAACAATATCAAGTACTCAGACAGATCAACCTCCCGGTTTAGTTTATGGAACCCCTGACGTACCTCCTGAGATGGTTCAAAACTCTATTTCTGATGTTCCAGCATCTACCACAACAGATTCAATTGCATCTAAGCAATTAATCATTTATAATGATCCTAGAGCTGCTTTAGAGACATTGAGAAATTTAGGATTAAGAGACATATTCTAATGACTATATACTGGTTTGATTCAGATAAAGAAACTCCGATATCCTTCCCTTTTTCAATTGGGAACTTTTCCAAAGGGGAATCAGAGAATAAAAGACTATGGTTCTATAGTGATCAAAGTTTGGCGGATGTCAAAATAGGAATTGAAGCTGTAACAGCTTTGGCTTGGAAATCTTGGTTTATAGCAAAGGATTTTAGTGATAGACCTCAGTTCTTTACAGACTACTTGGGAAGTTTACACTGGTATTCAATCCCAGCGAATACATGGGTTCCAGTATGGGTAAAATTCAATGCGGATACAGCGGAATTAGCTGATAACCCGCAAGATATAAATATAAGATTAACCGGGGAGACTTTAGCATAATGGCAGTATTTTATTCAAAAGTAACTGGAAATTGGGAAGACGGAGCAAACTGGTCTCTTGTTTCTCATGTAGGCATTGCTGGTGCATCTCCCGGAACCAAAGGTATTGATTGGCCCGGTTCGGGAGATACTGCTATTATCTCAGCAGGACACACTATTACAGTTACAACAGATCTAAGCGGAGAAGCTACTGCTATTTTACTCCAATGCGATGCACCGGGAACAAACAATGGAACCTTAACTTTTAAGAAAGATAATAATACAGGATTAAAGTTTACGATTAGTACTATAAACGCTTCCTCAACTTTTAACTTTAACGCAGGGACTCGAACTAATCCTATTCAAGCGGGTAACACCTGCTTATTAGTCACCTCAGGGAATATGACTATTAATGCGGGAACCGTTAATTACAATGTTTGGGGTAAACACAGGGAACATGCAAACTCAGATGTTTATTGTGATGTAATAACAGCTCAGGCCAATGCAGGGGCTTCAACCATTGTAGTAAATGGAGATATGAGTCCTGCCCTTGCAGCGAACGATTGGATCTGGCTTGTTGAGAGAAATACTTCCGCATCAACTACAGCATATGCTCAATTAGTTCAAGTCGCATCTTATGTAGGGGGAACAAAAACAGCTACATTAGTTGATAAAGTTCAGAATACATTTACAGTAGCAAATTGTTTAGTCTTTAGAGCTAAAGATAAATTAGTGAATTCGATATTATCAGCAGACCATACATCAGGGACAGACTATGTTTTAGAAGATGATTTGTACCCCGCCGGAACGCCGGGAGGAAGTTTTCTTGTTACGAGAGCAAATGCCGTAGCGAAATCCGGGAATATATTCCCTACTTCGAGTTCGTATAACTCAGGTACAAAAACTTTAACAGCCGGTTCATCTTCAGCTACAGCCTTTCATAAAGGCTCCATCCTTTTAATGGATGACTTTAATGTAAGATTGACTGGAGTTTCTACCTCTCTTTTTGGAGCAAGTGGGGGTACAGTTAGTACTGCCATTGTTTCATACGCTAAATTTGATACTTGGACTGCTATCAATTGTGGTTGTGAAGGTATGGTCCTTTATAATTCAAATCTTTTTGATTGTAAAACGATAAACAACAGTACCCTATCTGATCGTGGCATGTTTATGTATGGTGTAGGTAGCGGGTTTAAAAGCGGTTCAGCCAGTGCGAATACTTCTATTATTACGGGAGCTGGAACACGAAAACCTAACAATTTTATTCGAAGCTATTTAACAGCAACAAATGATTCTGGAACAGCCAGCCGGTTAATGAACACTGTTTTCTATAGCTATTTTCAGGATTGTATTTTTTATGGGGGAGGCGGAAACGTTTTATTAACGCCCCAAAGTTCTTTTTTTAAAAATTGTGGAATTGGAAATATAGATAACTCCCAAATTGGTATTGAAGATCCAAGAGCTTGCCAATTTAATGGATGCTCTTTCTTTGGCGTTCGAGCAGCCAGTTCGTATGCAATAGAAATTGATCAGGGAGCAAATATTTTTAGCAATTGTACTTTTGGTAAAACAACAAATGGGCGTGTAAATAATAATTTAAATTCCCTCTATATTGTAGGGGCTCCTATGTTACATATTCTAAATGGTGTAACATTTGATTCAGGAGAAACTAATAGAATAGTATATGGTTTAAATGCTAGAAATCAGTTTGGAACGAGTATTAGAACTTCAAAATTAAATGGGGTATCAAATGCTTTTACAAATTTCTTCATTAACTCTGGTACGGTTAAGGATGATACCTCTGTTTTTAAAACAAATTCTCCTTCAATTAAGTTTGATCATAGTGCCGCATCCCCGACAATTTATTTTGATGTTCCTATCTACCTAACAGCGGGAAGTAAAACAATACAAATCTATACTAACCCCTCTTCCCCAACTTGGGCGGATGCCCCTACTATGTTTTTAATGAGTGAAGAGCAAGCAGATACGCAAGGAGTTTATCCTTCTATATTTTCTTATTTATCTAAATCTCAACAAACCACTTTAACGGCTAGTACATGGTCAGCTTTTACTTTAACTTATACAATCCCTTCAGACGGTATTTATATATTAAGACTTTTTGCTATTGGAAAATCGGTAACAGTAAATTGGGATGATTTGACGGTTTCATAATGGCAGCAGATTGGAAATTTTATAAAGGGGAGCTTTTAAAGAACTTTTCAAACGAAAGGTTTCTTAAAGGTGAATACATTGGTTATGGTTTACAGTTAGCTCCAGTTGTTGTTCAAACAAAAGATTTTAGTTGGTTAGTCGGCGGGACTGTAGCAAATACAAAACAATATAGTTGGAAAATTGGTGGAACCGTTGCAAGAACTCGACAATGCAGTTGGAAAGTCGGCGGGATCATTTCTCAGTATAAAACTTTTAATTGGCTAGTAAATGGGAGAATAAATATGGCCTTTGGTCTTCAGGCTTATAAGTTCATACGGTACAGAGTACCTAATAATGTGAACTACGGCTTATATAGAATCTTTGATGTAACAAACGGGAGCGGGTCTCCTTATCCAATCTATAGTACGGTTGATTATATTATTGATCACGCTGCAATGGTTACTGCTGGTGAATCTGATGAATATGGAGACCAGCTTAGATTAACCTATGCCCCTGCAAATGAAGCGGAGCGTGAAATTGATTTGGAGGTAATCAATCCAAATACAGCAACATGTACTCTTAGATTTAAACTGCAACGTGGTTTAAATAATGGCGGGACAGTCTCAGATTATAGATTATATTCTACTATACAAAATTCAGATTTCTTTGAGGAGACTTTTAGAGATCTAAAGAATGTTTATTACTTCTACGCAAATCAATTATCAAGCAATTTAGCGTTAACAAATGGAACGTGGTCAAATGAGACGACTGGAATTAAACGTGTTGATGATGGAATGGTATCAAGACTTGGTTTTAATGTACCTAGTAATGCTGATATTGAAATTGAGTTCCGATTCCTCGATGCTGGAGCTGCTGATCAATCTAAGTTTATTGGTATCGAATGGCGTGGGGATGGTAATGCTTCTCGTACATTCAGTTTAGATAATGATAACAGTGTTACAGATAATCAAATTTTAAACTATAACGATGGAACTGGATGGTCAGCTTTAGGTTCCCCCGTAGCAAGTATTAAAACAATTCCAGCTAAAATGAGAATTAACGTTTCAGGTAACAATGTTAATATGTATTTGAATGGGGTTTTAGTAAGCACCATTGTAGATGCTACAGCTCCAACCGGTGGAATGAGCATTGTGCTTCCTATCGGATCTGAATCTTTAATTCATAGTATTCGAGTCAAGGAAGCAATTACCGGTGAGTCTTTAGTTTTAAATTCCCCGATTACAAATGTGAAAGATGTACCATCGTCACACAAAGTTCTTTTGAGAGATGGATCGGTTCAGAATGTTCAAGCAACAATTATTCGTTTAAAAAGACAACCTGATAATTCATTTACTCTAGAGGATATGAAAACAGTAGGAGAATTCGGGGATAGCTTCCCTGCTACAACTAACCAAGATAACTCTATTGAAATTCATTTATATAATACAGCAAATAAAACTTTAGCTAATGTTATGGAGCTTAAAACATAATGCCAGATGGAATATCGGATTCAGGAGATGTCCTTTCAGCCGGAGTTTCAACTACAGGAGGGCCTGTTCTTCAGGGCTATGTTCAAACGTATGCTACTGATGCCGGTAATACGGGTATTCCAGCTAACATAGATGGATCGGAAACTTTAGGAGGAACTCCTTTATTTAATGCTGGAATCGATACAACCGTTTTAACCGGAGGCATCTCTATAGACTCCTTTTTGCCTGATCCTACAGGTGCTATTAGAACTGGAGCATCTTCTTTTGGTGGAGGGGGTAGTCCATTTCAAGCAGGGGCAAATAAAACGGTTGTAAACGCTCAGACAACGACCCAAGTTGTTAAAATGGATATATCAAATACGGTTGTTCAACCGTTAGAACCGTGCCGTTCAGTTCCTTATTTAAAATTAGTCTTTCTTCCGGTTGACCCTGAGGTTAAATTTAATCGTGATTTAAGACGGGAGACATCTATCCCCGTACCAAAACAACAACAAATGACAGTAGCGGAGTATAAAGCAGCTTTTGACGGGAAGGTTCATATTAAGGATTTAAAATACCTCCTACGCTGGAAACAGATTTTACCAGTAGTAATCGAACCTCAAGATTCGAATGCGGTAGACTATAAATCGGTCGATGTGTATGACTTAAGAACATCTATTCTTATTAACGATCAACAGCTTTTAGCTTACATCGATATTTCAGAGCTTCCTCTTACACAAATTACCGTAGCACAAGACCTCTTTGGGGGGACTACAAATGAAGAGGTTCAGGATTATGAGCTTTATTTAGATACAATATTATTTGCTGATGTGGATCAGAGTACCGGGCATCTAGTGGGCAAAGACCCTGTTGATGCGGGTATTTTTACGGCTTAAATCATCATACCAAGTTATATATTTCCAGCATTCAGGTTTCTTACCTATTATATATTCTGTTTTATCTTTATTGAAGATAATACCTTTAAATAAAATAGTAACAGAATTACTAAAAAGATAATGATGAGGTTCTATTACTAATCTAATCTCAAAATTCTTATACCTTGATTTTCTTTTAATTTTTCTAAATATTTTATTTACCATACGGCATTGCCCATGTGTTAAAGGGCCTAAAAAATTATGCTTAATCTGTTTTAACATTTAATCCCTTTCGCCTTTGCCTCTTCCAACGTAAGAAGTTGTCTAACTCGACAATACCTACATTCAAGATAAGTATGATGAGTAAATAAACTTATGGTTCGCCATTTATGACCTAAATATAAGCACAAAAATTTATCTGATAAATTTGACAAAGTATAAGGTATACTTCGTAAAACTAAGACTATACGAGATAGAAAATCTATAAATCTAAACATTTACATATTCTCCAAATCGAGATATTTAGTAAAGTGCTTAATGAGGGATTCAAACTCCAGCCAATTTGTAACCCGGAAACCTTCATAACCTTGGTTATGTGGAGCATCCATACAGACCCCAACGCCGGGGAATTCGTAGCACCATTTGGCTCTATCATCAAAAAGGATATCCCCTTCCTCATCACTTTTATCATGGGAGAAGATAACGTCAGTTTCAGGGTTAAACCATTTGAAATGGTGTTTAAGCCATTCGGTTTTCTCTTCTTTAGCCGTAGGACTATTTATAGGAGGAGATGTGCAAAATTGAATGGTATGGCCCATTTTTCGAAGCCTCTCTATGACCTGTAAAGCGTTTTGTTTTGGTTTCAGGTCTAGGAATACACCGGGAATTGCAAGGAATTCATAGCATTTCTTTCCAATTGAAGTGTATTGATCAAAGTTCCAAGATTTAACATCTTCCGCTTTTAAATCTGGATCTCCATTCTCATTTATCCATTTCACCCATTCAGAATGAAGATCACAAGTAACCTCATCCATATCTACTAAAATGTGGAACATGAATTTATTTTTCTTTGGTTTAAGCATAAAGTATCTCCTTAATATCCCAATGAGGTTCAGGGCCTAGAGGGTGGGGATCAATAAAATGGTTTCCTTTAAATTTGAAGTGTTCTATCATTTCATGTAATTCAATCATAGCAATACCTTTTAATACTGAATTTAAAACATATTCAGTTAGATCCTCTATAGAATAATACCTACATTCTGTTAAACTAAAATCAAAGGTAAACGAACCTCGTCTATTCGTAACTATACATTTTGTATACATTTTAAATTCAACATTATTTTTTTTCCTATTTAATTTAAAAACCATATTTGATTTATATTTAATATTTTGAATGATGTTAGATACATTTTCATAAAAAGTATTTTTGCTTACTTCATAGGAAACGTCTTCTATCTTATATGTAGCAGAATCACACATTAGTACCTCTCCTTAAAATCTATAAGATCTTGAACCGTTCTAGTAGTAATCTCATTGTAAAGAGTTTGATTCTCCGCAAAGAGTTGAACTTCTGCTATAACTGAATCCAGAATACTCATGCATTCGGCTAATTGAAGCTGAAGTGATTCTACTCTAGCTTCTAAGGCACATAAGGATTTAGGATTCTCTTGTGTCACATTACACCTTCTTTGGCGTAGAATTTACCTTCCCAATTGTGAAGATCATTTCTTTCAAAGATAACAATCTGCCTGTCTGGAAATAGAATTTTACAGGCTTCTCTGTGTTGCTTGGCTTCTTCCAAATTCTTCCCGTGAAACAGGATGCAGGATAAGTCAGTATCTGATACGACATAGAATTTCTCATAATTAATATCCTTAAGCATTGTGCAAAGCTCCATAAAGCATCTTAACAATAGAGCCGTTCTTATTCCACCACTTAACTTGATCGGGAACTTCGGACTCGATTCTATCTTGATCAAATTCTGTCCAGTCAGGGTGAGAGTATTGTTTACACGGAATTGAAAGCGTATCATCGCTTAGGATTATCGTTTGATTATCCGCTTGAAAGATAACTAAACCTGTTCCGGTTAGATCAGCCCCTCTCAAGTCAGCACCTCTGAAATCGGTCCCTAATTTAATCTTTGCATTTTTAAGATTCGCATTTCGTAAATCAGCACCTCGAAAATCTACGTTATACAGAAAGCAATTTTCAAGGTTTGTATTTCTAAGATCAGCTTTTATAAAATCTGAATTTTCGATATAACTATTCATGAAAGAAGCTTTCAAACAATTTGAATGGTAAAAATTAGTATTAAAGAGATAAGTATTATAGAAATTTGTTTCGACACAAGTGGCTCTATGAAAATCAAAATCTGTAAGCTTTCGTTGCTTAAAGATCTTACCAGTCAAATCTTGTTTTGATAAATTAGTCTCCATAGTATAAGTATATATCACTTCCTAGGTCAAGTCAATAAATTGTAATACATTTGTTACAAAAAAAAAGAAAGCCCTATTTCTAGGGCTTAGAATCGTTGTTAATAACCAATAAGGAATCTATTTGACGAAATTACGGATAGAGGTTTGGATAAATTCCGTAATTGTTCGTCCTTCTTTATTGAGTTTGCGTACAAGTTTATTGTAAAGAGTAAGTGAGACGCCGTGAGCGGCTACTGTTTTCCCTACATTTTTAAGTACGTTTGTCATTTTTTGTCTCCATTTATTAATAAAAGGTCGGTGCTCTCACCGTGTCAAGCCTACTTTACCGTCCGTTAGGTTTTAATTAACATTGGCGTATACCGTCTTGAAACATCCGCAAATGCTGAAATTTCAGCTAACAGTATATTTTTTGGAGGGCTTTCTCCCTAAAGGCAACCGGGCGCAGGAGACTATTCAGCCGCCTACTCACAAAGAGTTAGCTAATCTGTTTGTGCCGGTTAAGTCTCTTAGAAGATACCCTCAATGTTAAAGAACAGGACTTCCCAAACACCCGGCTGTTACTATTATCCTGATAGTAAGTAGATGGGGAGGGTATTTTCTAAGGGACTTAAAATGTCAAAGAACAATGTATATACCTATCTTATCATTCCCCGGTATGCTTGTCAATCTTTTGCACGAATTCTTCACAATTCTTTACTAAACGGTGGATTTCAACCTGCCTTTGGCGGTCCTTAACCTCTTGGCGTTTCTGGCTCATCATAATGATAGAGCCCTGAACAGCGGCCAGAGTAGACAGAACCAAATTTAAAAGAATGAAAGGGAAAGGATCAATAGATATAACGAAAGAATTTAAGAGTATCCAACTAAACATCGCCCCAAAAAAGAGACTTATGAAGTACCAACTACCTACAAAATTGGTTAAAAGATCGGCAAGAAGATCGGCAAATTTTTTCATATCATTCTCCCAAAAGAAAAGCTCCTGAGGCGTTTAGTGGGTTTTCAATATCGGCAAGTTCCAACCCGCTCAGGAGCAAGTACTTACCTATCATAATACACGGATTTTGACCATATTTCAATAGTCCACCGCTCCTGATCCCTTTGAAAAATAGCTAATTCATCCCCTTGAAATAGGAGATACTCTTTCTTTTCCTTACACTCTTTAGATAAGGCGTCCATTGCCACAGTGAGATTGTCGAAAGTTCCGATGATGTTATCATCTTGCGGTTTGGAGTTACTGGTTCTACAAATCAGTAAGTACATAATGCCTCCTTACGAGGGATTACTACTTCTTTATTATACTTTAAAAGTCTCTTTATTTGGGGAGAAAGCTACTGCCATAACGAAGAGAAGGGAGCTTAACCGGTTGAAGAAAGCATTTGTAGCATAAAATGGAAATACTTTTACAAAGCTACGTTCAGTTCTTCTACAGACTGTTCTTGCGATATTTAGTTGGGCAGAACTAAAAGAATCATCAAAAGTAAGAAAATTATCTATTTTAAACTCAGTTAATCTATGGTAACTGATAAATTCTATAGTCTTCTCTACATAATCAACATAATGAGTGGATACTACTAAATTGCCCTCATATATTCTTGACGAGATTTCATACAATATTTTTCTAATATGTTGCAATCTAATAATCTCATATTCCGCATTTTCCCTATGAGCCGAAGCTAAGGTAATAATACACATACCAATATTAGCACTCAACTCGTCAATATCCCCGATTAGTTCAATCTCTTTATTATCTTTTCCTACACGATTACCGTTTAATAAAGTAGTACCGTTATCCCCGGTACAAGTATAATATTTTTTTACTTTATCGGGCATATTCCACCTTTGCATTCTTCATTATTTAATACTTCAAAATTATCACCATCTTCAACCAAACGTTTAGGCCATTCTTTGATCTCTGTAATACGCTTCTCATATTCTTTAGCTGAAATAGGCTCCATAGGAAGATCAGGATAATACTTTTTGATATCGGAACCTTGTCTCCCTAAGTCAAAATAAGGAAGCATGGAGGTTGATTTGAGCTTCTTTGAATATTCATTTATCAACTCAGGCAGTTCCCCATGTTCAGATTCATTAAATGACACGGTACATGATACTTGATTATCAGACCAGTTTTGCTGCAAAAGAAACTGAAATTCTAGTTGATCCTTTGCGGAAACATCCCCAGCAGATTTAAACTTAGAGTTTTCAGCATTAGGATCTTTAATAGGAAATTCTACTAGAATAGCCTTTGGGGTTTGAACCGAAGGTCTAGTTCTAAAGCCTAGTGACTCACAATATTTCACCATCGGATCATTCTCTTGAAACTGGATTGAGCGAATATAGTAAGGTGCATAAGGCCAATGCATCCCTTGGGATACCCCAGCAAGCAGAGAAATTGTTCCACTAGGCTTAACTGTTGTTAGTTTAATAGATTCATTGATTTGAAGATATTCTGAATACAAAGAATCCATAACAGAGATATGAATATAGAGTTCATCCAGCAGATTACTAAAATGTTCCTCAAAGGTTTCGAATGCATAATTATTCTCATCCTTCATTTCAAATACCCAATCTTGAATACCAGAAAGAGATACTCCAATACGACGATTCTTTTCAACAATTCGACGAGTTTCTTCCCATCCATAGCTACTCAAAGTAACTCGTTTAGAGTATTTGTAAGCCCACTCGGCTACTCGTAGAATTTCGGACCAACTAGAGCAATTTGATGGGAAAATTTCAGATAGATTGCATGGCTCATAAGATTCTAATGAAACTTCCCCACAAGGGTTAGTTCCTGTAGCAACATCTACCTTATCTCCCCCATCAACTAACCTACCAAAATTCTGAATTAGATTGAGGTTTAGAAATCCCGGTTCACCATTTTTAATTATAGAGTCTACAATAAGACTACTATCAAAATCATCAGTAATAAGAATAGAATTATTGCTTGCCCAACGATGGTGATTAACCATCTCTGATTTACTCTTTTCATTGTAAAGAGCCTCAAATTCAGTATCCGTTAGCTTTCTCAGAGATCTCAGATCATTTTGAATGAAATTGTTTAACTTGTCAACCGCTTCATGGTCATAAGTTTTCATTGTTCTAAAGGCTTCTGAAGAAGCGTCCCCTAAAGCTAGCATGGCCGAACGTCTAACATTACCAGCTACTACACATCGGCCAATAACGTTCATAATATCCGTACAATCAACATCTGAAAGTTTAGAGTCAACCCGACTATTCAACAATTTGTTGATGAATCTTAGCATTTCAACCAGCGGAGCAGGGCCAGAAGCTTTACCCCCAAATGATTTAATAGATTCTCCAGTAGGCCGTACCAAAGAAACATCAATCACCAGTGTCTTAGGATTCTTGGTTTTAGAGAGGAAGGCCGAATCTATCACCTTTTTCAAAGCATAGACCCAACCCTCTCTCGAATCCCATACTTCAATATATTGCTTGGTTCCTCTAGGCATCTCATCCACATTGAGATAATTAAAATCCCTATGGGTAGGATCGCAAACAACATATAGGTTAACTTTATTCATTACTTTTGATATTTTAGAAACTAAATCATTTGCTACAGAGAAACCTACCCCAGCTCCAAGCATCAGCATATCCATAGCGAATTGGAATGGGTAGGAAATTTTACCATTCACCGGTTTGATTTCTACGAAATAGCAGTTCGTCAAAGCCGCTCCATTCTCAAACCCAATCCCTGTACCGGAGCACCAAAGACCTCTACCCGGAGGAAGCCATCTCATATGAAACATATCATCATACATTATTTCAGCTTCACTTTTTGTAAGCCTACAAGGGATATTTAATTCTTTAGTTTGATTGACTTCAAGTAAAAGATTACCTTCAATAACTCGACGGCAAGTTTCATACCATTCTTCAGTTCTATTTTCACCTTCAACAGGTCTAGCATAAGTTCGTTTATATGTAACATACCCTAAAGGCCCAAAGGGAACTTCTTTATTTTTATACTCATCTATAAAGGAATCCGATAGAAACATTATTCCTCCTCTTTATCAATAAAATCAAAATAATGATTAGATATTTGATTATCAAATCTCAAAGCTAATTTATTAGTATATTCAGATATGTCCACAAATAAACAACTTAAAAACCAGTAAAATTCATTTTTTATAATACTTTTAAATCTTTTTATCATCCTAATTTCAACCTATTAATTGCTTCTTCTAATCTAATAGTATTTATAATGATACGTCCTTTTTCAATTTTTCCATCCCCAACTTGCCAGATTTGGTTCTTCCTTAAGGCATTATCAAACAGGGATTTAGATTGCATATCAAATTGTCTTTGAATAGACATGGCTCTAAGTTTCTCGTTAATCTTATTATAGAATTGATCGGCAGCAACCGATTGATTTCCATCCCCAATATCTAAAACCTTGAAATTATGAGAAGAGCCTTCTCGATTCACAAGGATATCAAGCATAATCTCAAGCAGAATAAGTTCTTTATTATTTGAGGATTCAGCATTTTTACGCAGTTGCTGTTTATATTCTTGAATTTCGATAAGCTGATCAACAAGCTTTTTATTCGTATGCTTAGCACTCATATCAATCCATTGAGCAATGGTTAAGAGTGGTCTCCATTTCTCCCACTCTCTATTTCTAATCTTTTGAACTCTAGGATCTTTTTTAATTATCTCATGAGCAGCCATTACCCTAGGGAAATCCAGCATCATTAAAGTATACATTTTATCTTTGATGTCGGCGCACTTAACTTGAATCTCCCACTCATCATTTGTGAAATTCTTCAAATCAGACAAATCATCTTTAGTTAAACATTCAATAATAATCATACGAGATGCTAATGCATCTTCTAAATGGGAAATAGAACCTACATAAGTAGGCCCATATGTGTCGTACATAATTGTGATGAATTTACCCTCTGGATCTTTATGTTGACGTGGGACACAATCCCCTTGCTTGTATCTAGCCCGAAGGAGAGTCATTACATCATCCCAATTACCAATTTTCTCTTCTCCAGTTAATTTTTCGGCTTCATCTACGATAAAAACCCCTGAAGTAGCATGAGCCGTTCTGAACAAGAAAGATTCTTTAACAGACACCACTTTAAAAGCGTTAAAAGCAGTCCAAAGGGCTATCTTCATTGCATTTGTTTTACCAGAATCTTTAGGTCCCGTCATATGCAAACCGGGAACAGCGGAAAACATTTGATAGAAATATGAAAGCATAATATATAGTGTTTGAATTAATTTTTCCGATTCCCTAGGATACCAAAAATAATTATCAAAAATCTCATATAGAGAATGGAATACGGCATCTACATCCGGTTTTAAATTAGACTTAGCTGAGATAAAATTTCCCACTGAGTAAGGGTATTTCGTATCTAATCTCCACCGATCAAAAGTAAGAGCTTCATCAGGGATTCTTTGCATATCTAACGGATTAATCGGGGTTTCGTTTAAATCAATAATCTTTTTGTCTAATTTACCTTCAACCCCATACTCCATTTCAATTAAATGCGGATGGTTCTCAATAGTTGGATCATTTCCTAACGAATCAATTTGAACCGGAACCCAGACGCATGAGTAAGCTCGTTTCGTTCCGAACTCATCCAGTTTAAAATCTTGAGCTGGAATCAACCTAGCCGGAGCTTCAAAAACCATTTTAGAAGTGAGTGGTCCAGATGCGCTACTTCCAAACCACTCTTTTAGGGCTTTAACTCGTTTACCGAGTTTCTTTGCAAGAGATTCAGCTTTCATATCCCGTTCAAAGGAGTCCAAATTCAGAATCTTCTCCCAAACCTTTTGAACATCTAATTTATGTGAAGCGGGTGTAATGGTTTCTATTTGCATATCTAAAGCAGACTTTGAGGATTCCAAAAGCTCCTTAAAGTCTTCTACAGAATGTTTTTGAAAGTATTCAGCTACATCTTTATGGGTTTCCCCATCCTCTAAAGGAAGTTCCACCACTTTAGCATCCATCCCCTTAGAAAGAAAGAAATCATACATCCTGAGAGCGCCTTTAGCACCCGCTTCAGAAAGCTCATTATCATTACATATATAGATTTGTCTTACTCGTTTAAGCTTGCTTGAAACGGGTTCGAGCATTTCGTTCTTGAAGGAAACAGTGACCGGACTAATAGCATTGTAGCCAGCTTGAAGTAAGACCAAGCAGTCGCCAATCCCTTCAGTAATGAGCAGGTCCTGTCCTTTCTTAATGAAGTCTGAACCAAAAATATAGTCATTCCTAACATGCTTCGATATGTGGTGAGTATATACTTTAGATTCATCATATACTGATAATTTCTTGAACTTTTTACCGCCATCATAATTCTTTTTAATACCATTTTCATCCTCCCAAGATGAGTGAACTGTTTCTCTACCAATCATATAGACCACATCCCCGTTCTGGATGTAGGGAATAATCAGCCTATTTTGGAATATACAGTTTATATTCTCTTTATATTGTTGGAATAGGCCTGATCCAATTAATTCCTCGTGCGTATATTTTTCTAAAAGTTTATTGTAAAACGGTTGAGTCCATTTCCTATCAAAATAACAGATTCTAAATTTCTCAATAGTTTCTTGATTCAAAGGATATCTTTGATCGATTAATTCATAGATTTCCTGAGCTTTATTTATTGAAAAAGAATTTTTAACACAATAATCAATGAAATCGCCATAGATAGAATATAAAATACGAAGTTCCGCAAGGTCTGTATCCTCCTCTTCAGGAGCTTCAAAAGGTATTCCTACCCGATCAGCCAACCAGTGCAAAGATTGCACAAGTTGACCGTAGTTTCTAGGTTCATAGTCCGGTCCATATAAGAAGGATTGAACAAGGTGGATAACATCCCCGCCTTGTTTACACGAAAAGCAGGACCAAAGCTGGTTTGAAGGAGTTACCCAAAGAGCGGTTCCCGGATTAGGGTCATCCTTCCAGAAATGGTGATGTGTAAATATACCACTCCCGTTAGTATTTACAGGGAGAGAGTGGGTATCAATAAACTGCTGAATCACATCTTCAATGGGATTCGCCCGTTTAATCTCTTCAATTATGTCTCTATTTAGGGCCAAGATTAAGGTAACTCTTTTATCTCATCTAGAGGTGTTATCACCTGTCTAGGAGGTTCCTCTAAATTTAGCTTATCCTGTTCTACAGATTTTAGTTTATTACGCATTAGATACTGCTTCAAAGGCTCACATTCATTCTTTTCAAAACATAGCCTAGACATCATTTCAACCTTCTCATGTTTATGATCCAGTTGATCAGATATCTTATGCCCTAAAAAAGTTAAAACCATTGTTATTACAGCTAGTTCCATGCGGAGATTATTCCTCTATTCTTCGCTTTATTTGCGGAGATTCTAACATATAATTCATCATAAAGGATAAATCCTTAAGCTCTTGAGTAAGCTCAAGTTTTTTAAACTTAATTTTTAACTCTTTTTCAATTTTCTTCTCATTTAAATGACCATAATCTCTAGGTTCAGTAAGGCTAGCGGTTTGACCGCATAAATCACATTCCGAAGTATGATAGCAAGCAATATGAGGTGCTCGTCTACCATACTTCATACCGCAATCATGGCAAATAGCTGATGGGTAGTCTCTGAGTGTCATCTTTTCTTTTTCCCTTTATTCGTAGGTTTCGGTGGAGGTGGTACTGATTTACCATTTTGCTTTCCAGCCGGTTTTCTTTGTTTCTTTTTAGCCATTTTTATTCTCCTTTACCATTCAAACCAAGCAGCCCATGAAACAGGAAATAAAGGCTGAATGATTTCCTTTAACTGACGTGCTATTTCTTGAGATTCTTTTTGAGCATGGGGATCTGAGCGCTGTTGATAAATTCGTAAAAAAGCCATTAATGAACCCGTCCAGATCCAAGACGTAAACATAGATTGAGGAAGAACCATTCTAGCCATTTCAGGGGCTACACCAGCTTCGATCATTCCTTGATAACAATTCAAAGCTTCCATAATACTACTCTCATACCCTTCACTTAATGTTATATATTGATTTGGGCCAGAGATAAATTCAGTAATAATCTCATCAGAACTCCCTTGTTTAATAGACTTATCCGGTCTGGCTCTCCATTCCGTAGGGATATAAAATTCAGGCTCATCATCTACATATCGACGTGAAACTTCGTTTACAGCTAACCCTATCTGATGTCTTTTTAATTGATTAGCTACAAAAATAGGAACAGTCATGCGAACTTGAATTTGAGGATGAGCAAAAGGAGTCCAATGACCATTTTCAGCTAAATATTGAATAAGCTTTTTATCCGATTCTTTTAAAACTTCTTCGTTAAAATCAGATTCCCATTCACTTTTCTTGTCAAATGAAACTCTAGCTGCATCGACGACCATAAGATCATCGCCCATATGGGTGATGTATTCAACTTTCAAAGTTATCTCCTATTTAATCCTTTGTCCTACTATTTTATATTTAGCATAATAGTAAAGAGGTTTAGATTTCTTAAAGGTATATTCCATTAGTGTTATACCTTCAAATGTATCACCATTTAACCTAAAGTTCAAGTGTTCTGATACAATTCTTGATGTTGTATGGTAGGTATACCCGAACATTAATTCACCGTCATAATAATCCTCTACATCATCAATATCAATCGTATCTATAGCGGTAGTACGGGGATTACTAAGGGTTATTTTACCCTCTTTCTCCCTTAATATCCAGATAGGTCTAGAAACTTCTTTGAAACGATTAGGGGCATTTGTCTCAAGCAGAGTAGCAGTAACCTTCCACTTCGTTTCTGAAGATGGGAGAACTCTTGTATTTGAAATACCAGCTTGCAGCGTATCTCCATAAGTATACGCTTGAGCAAATAGCAAAGCTAGGAAAAATAAAACAATTAGGAACTGTACAATTTTATTTAGCATCCTCCGCACCCGTGGCATTCTGATTTTTTAGTTTTCACTAAGCCAGCTTTAATAGCCTGATGAAACTTAAAAACTTTCTTGCCATACTCTGTAATAGTACAACCATTTGTTTGAGGATCGCAATCAATAATACATTTATTTATTAATTCATTTTTTGTAGAAGGATAAATCCAAATAGGTTTCCCTTCCTTATAATATAATTGTTCTATAACTCTTATTTCAACACTATTAAAAGAAGGCATATTTATCTCCTAAAAGACCTCAATAACTTCAAATTCTGGTGTTCTGTATTTTTCACCGGCTTTTATAAAATTACCTATTTTTACTTTTACTTTTATGTAACCTTTATGCGAATTATAATTTTCTTTAATATAATCCAAAGAAGGGTGAAAAAACAAACCGGGATGACATTCTGTAACAATACCGTGACTGAAAACATGCGATTGATAGGTTTTTCCGACTTCATATGATTTTTTAGAGGTATTTAAGTATTGATTTTTTGTACGATAACCAAAAACGTAATTACTTTTAATTTCAAACCCTAATTCTTTGGCTTGTTCTTTGGTTAAGCCTTTTATCGGTTGATTAAGGTCTAAACATGTCCCGGCTAAATTGGCACCGGTTAAATCGGCACGGATTAAATAGGCACGGGTTAAATCGGCACCGGTTAGATTGGCACCGGTTAAATTAGCACGGATTAAATAGGCACGGGTTAAATCGGCACCGGTTAGATTGGCACCGGTTAAATTAGCACGGGTTAAATTGGCATAGATTAAATTGGCACGGATTAAATAGGCACGGGTTAAATTGGCACCGCTTAAATTGGCACCGCTTAAATAGGCACCGGTTAAATTGGCACCGGTTAAATTGGCATCGGTTAAATTGGCACCGCTTAAATTGGCACCGCTTAAATTGGCACCGGATAAATTGGCACCGGTTAAATCGGCACCGGCTAAATTGGCATAGATTAAATCGACATCGGCTAAATTGGCATAGATTAAATCGACATCGGCTAAATTGGCACCTCTAAAAGTTTTGGCTTTTTCGATTGCTTCTGGTAAATCAATTTTTTTGTCCGTATACCAGTTAAATAATTCGGGCATATTTATCTCCTAAAATTGAGCCCACATTTTTGCTATAGGCGAAAGATTAGATAGAGCAACCGATACATCAGCTACTTTGCTCATATTTAAAGTATTTTCGTCCGGGATCATTTCCAGAATATGCTTAACTACCTGACGAATAGGTTCTTGCTCAGAAGCTTCCGGTAATGAAGCGGCAGCAGCCTGTTGGAGTTGAACGAAAGAATCTGGATATGTCCCGTGTTCAGCCGTATAATCAGCCCATAATCCAGAAACTACTTCATCTGTAAGCTTGGTTTGTATAGCAATCAAAAGCGTGCTGGCCTTCTGTTCCCATGCGGCGGCTTTAGCTTCCGATGCTAATAAGGCATCTTGTAATTCTTCTTCAGTCATTCTTTTTCTCCAATAATTTTTTAATTTGTTTAAGTTCAAGTAAAATTTGAGATAGAATATAATCTTTCTCCGGTATTGTGGTCCCTACTGGTTGATATGGCGGAATGTAAGTAGGCGTAGGATCATTCATACTCATTTCTTTTTCTTACCTTTCACTTTATTTTTCAAACTATAGTGGTTAGGATTTCTTACGAGCACATAGTTTCCAGAAGGGAATTTAGAGGTTCCTTTATCCGTAGTAACTAAAGTATTACTTTTAGGTTCTCCGATATAGATACTATCTTCTACAACTGTTTGAAAACCTGAATAAGGTAGAATTAAAACATCTCCTTTTTTAAGATCATCTACATTTTTTGCATAATTATAGACAAAAGATAGCAAATCTTCTGAATTCGTTTCAAAGGCTTGGTAAATGCCTTTAAGCTCTGAACGAGGTGTTTTTTCATCGTAATCATATTTTTCTATTTTTATGTAGCCTAAAACTAAACTTAAAAATTGAAAGTATTTTAATTTCTTTGTAAATTTAACAAAAGAACCTTTGTAGTCTTCCATCATAAATTCTTTATTCGGTTCAATATCTTTAATACTATCTACTTGATATAATTGATACATTAATCTTCTTCCTTTATATTATATTCACAACTATAACAAACATTTACTAAAGAATGCCCTGTTTTATTTAAACAATATCTGCATACCCCATTAAAATTCCTTCCCATGTTTGTATGGTCTTTGGCGATTATAGGCCAATTTTTCCATAACCGCTCCGCCAAGGTCAAGACCATAGCCACCAGCGTAATCAAAAATACGAATGAGTGCATCTGCAAGTTCAGTTTCCTCCATTGTCCGATGCTCTAGTTTATCGTCCATTTTTTTACCCCTTAAACCTTCCAGCATCTCAGAAAGCTCAGAGTGAATTAAAGCAATTTTTGTAGCTTTAGATTCATAACCGTGAGTTGAATTTTCCCAAAAACCTTTTCTAGCATTATCCGAATGAATAGATTGAGCTAGATTATTCAAAACAAAAGCTTGATCCACTTCAAAATTAAATTTTTGATTTACATCAGACATCGAAATTCCAGTTCCCATTAAAAATTCATCTTCTAAATCAGACATCAAACATCTCCAATTTTTTACTAATCATTAATTGTTTTTTAATAACATTTCTTTCTTTTTTCTTATAATGTTTAATAACAGTAAAACAATCTTCAGCATTATATAATTTTAATCTTTCTAATGAGTGGTAATAAAACGGTTTGACTTGATCCCTAAAATCGTGAATTATAGAAAATGTTTTTCCGGGGAAGATCCGAAGAGAACGTCCAATTCGTTGGTAGGACTTGACCCTTGATTTTCCGGCTCCGGCCAATATAATGACATCGACGGCGGGGATATCCACACCTTCATCAAATATCGTTGACCCAATGAGAACAGGTACGTCACCATTCTTGAATGCTTCAAGACGTTTTTCTCTATCCTTAGTTTTTGCGTGAACAGTTCTATGATCAATTTTTTCAAATTCACAGGCTTCCGAAAGTAGATTGATATGCTCAATCTCCCTACAGATAACGAGAATAGTTTTACCCTTTGAGACTTCTTCTTTGATGATTTTAACAATTTTAGCATTTCTATCCTCATTTTGTGTAATACATACTTTATATTGTTCAGCATAGCTTGAACTTAAATTCATCGGCGGAAGAGGCGGGTAGTCGTGGATATGTATTTCAGCCGGTAGAAGGTAGCCCATTTTGACAAGATCTGATAAAGTGAGTGAGTATATTGTTGAGCCAGATCCGGCCTCAATAAGCAGATCGGCCCCATCGTCTCTAAATGGCGTAGCGGAGAGGGCCAGAAGATATTCGGCTCCCTCACAAGCTTGGGCGCAAGTGAAGAAGGTATCCGCAGCCAAATGATGGCACTCATCAAAAATAGCAACAGGGAATTTAGAAAGAAATTTTTTAGCTCGATCATTTAAAGTTTTCCATTCTTCCATTTTATCTAAATATTTTTGGTAACGTTCTTGAAAAACCGTAGTAAGCTCAGTAGATTTTTGAACAGGCTCCTTAGGAGGGATAAGCCACGAAGATATAGTTTGAATAGATGCAATTGTAATAGGTCCGGGGTCGATGTTCCCATCACCAATTGACCCGATCTTGACTGTTGGATAATATAACTCGAAACGTTCTTTTGCTTGTTTAACCAGTTCTTTTGTGTGTACAAAGAAGATTGTATTTCTTTTAAGTTCTCCAACAATTCCAACAGCAATTTCAGTTTTTCCCGCTCCAGTAGGGAGTTGTAAAATGCCTCTCTTGGCTCGTATGAATTTTGATACGGCTTCCCTTTGGTATACCCGTAGGCGTGGGCCAGCATGGATTTCTTCCAATTTTTTCGATTCATTAGTTGATGGGAGGTGTTTTTCAAGTTCAACCGTATGACCCTCATCTTTTAACCATCTTACAATTTTAGGAACTAAACCTGTTGGAACATTACCTGAGAATCTATCAACTAAAGAGATCTTTCCATCCCAACCACTTTGGCAAGCTTTAGAATACTTTTTAGCTCTTTCAGACACTTTTTGATATGAGCATAAATCTGAAATAGCAGTTAAGATTTGCGTATTCGCTTTCAAAATGGTTGAGGTTGTTGGACCTACTTTAATTTTAATGTGCATTTAGAATACTACTTCGTCATCATCTGATTCAACCGGTACTGGAGCAACTGATTCTTCAGGGACTTCCTCCGGTTCAGATACCTCAACATCGATAGTAACAGTTTCTGCTTTTTCTTGCTTTGCAGGGGGAGGAGCGGCTCCTGATACTTTTGCATTTTGTACCGGAGCTTCAGGCTCTTCAGCAGAAACATCGGTAAAAGGTTCAGTTCGTCCAACAAATAGTTCACGGACGGTTTTATTGCCTTGATTAGGAACTTGAGAATTGAGCATTTGAAGAAGCTGTTCAGAGACCTCAAAAGGTACTTGACCCACGATTTCAAAAGTTGGGACACAATAATTAGCTTCTTTGCCTTCTCCATCAATAGCAACCTCCAAGGTAACTTTGACCATATATTGAGTCATATCAATTTGTCCATAAGACCCATCATCGAAGAGAACTGGTTCAGCTAATTCTTTCATCAATTTTTTAAGAGGAGCAATAGCCGATTTTTTGAATGAAAGAGTCACCGCTTCTTTCGTAACGGCTTGAGCTTCCTCAGGGTCTTTAATTACTTTAGATGTCATATCCAAAGCTAGAATCTCTGGCATCTCCCCACAAGGTGGAGGAGTTTGATTTTGCCATTTGGAATGAGGACACTCATCGCAAGATTTGGCAATTTTATTTGTTTGTGGAACAATGCCATTTACAGATTGGCAATCCGGCGGCTTAACATCTTTAGCATCATATTTACCTAGATAAAGTTGACGGGCAAATTTAATATCAAGAGGAATAAAATAAACCTCTTTAGTAGTAAAGATAGCCGTTTTCTCTTGTCCGGGAACTTGCAGATATCTTGTAAAAGTAGCTTTTTCAGTAATTTTCTTTTTAGTTTTAGGATCAACCACATTTTGATTATTTACTTGATAGAAAGAAGGAAAAAGTCTAACGAATCCACCGCTAACTTTTGCCGTATGAACAGCCTCAGGATCTTTTTTAATAGCCGCTGGTAAAGCTTTACCCGGCTTTACGACTTTAATATCTGTATTTGAATCAAGCAAAATAAGGGCGTTTGTCTCTTCCATTTTGTCTCCTTTAATTAACCGTTTTCTCCTGTAACATTTATAGGCGATGATTTATAGTTAAAATATTCGGGAAGATAGAAAGGTACTGGAACCACTGTATTGTCTCGAATTACAGCTTGATCTTTAAACGTACCTTGTTTAATAATAGCGTTATCCTTTACTCTAGAATATCCTAAAATCATCACTGGAGTTTCTATCTTCTGAGATTCATTATACACTTGAGTATTGTCTCTTACAACCGATTGTTGCGAAATTAATACAAAGAACAATCCTTGCTGAATTTGAGAATCTGTAATTTTACTGGCATCTTCAGGTCTCCCTACAACAGCATTGTTAGAGACAATTGATTGACCTACGACTCTTGTTCCTTTATAGAGGACTGCATTATCAATAACCTTCACCATCGGTCCTAAGAAAACCATAGGATCAACACTAGCAGTTGACTCAACAAAACCACCACCAAAAGCGTGAAAGTCACCGGTTCTAGTTTTTCCATATAGAAACAAGTTTACCGACATTTGTACCTCGATATGTATATACTCTAATTATGACTTGGGAGCATCTCTTTGTCAAGCTTTTTGTAACATTTCTTATGAAAACTCCCGGTATTTAGCCGGGAGAAATAGGAGACAAAGAGTGAAAGGAGAGTTGTTACTAGAACGTCACCGCTCCAAATATATTATAACTTATTTTAGAGCGAATTTGTCGATCATCTCCCTCACTTGTCTGTCTAAATTTGATATATCATTCTGGTTATTCTCAATAATAAAATCAAACTCTGCATCTGGAATACTATCGAGTTCTTTCTCTGAAGGATCACTGGAAAACTGTAATTGAGCCCCTCTACTAACTCTGATAGACTCAATAGCATGAACCCTAACAGTATATATATTATGCGTTCTTTTCAAGGATTTAAAGTAATGAAACTCGTTCAAAAATCGAACATCGGTAATCGTGGTGTTACTATGGAATAAAGTTTTATGGGAAAGTTTATTGATCCACATATCAGGGTCTAAAGCCCGACCTACTTGACCAGCAAAAATAAGCTTCTCCCTAAATTCCGCTTTTCGTTTTTCTAGTTCATCAACTGAAATTCCATAAACTTTCGCTACAATTTCCTTTAGAGTATCTGCTAAAGCCATTCGGTTGAAAGAGGGTACAAGATACCTTAAATGACCAGCAGCAGTATCTTTCCCGGATCGCATCTTTCCAGCAAAAATAATTAGTGTAGGTTTTTCTACTTGATCAGTCGAACTTTCCACTGTCATCTTTTTTGAGCTCATTTGCTTTTGTCTCCATTTCATTCATATATTGCTTATATAGTGAAGCCGCTTCATTTGCACGTTTCGTATAGTCTGAATTGTAAGTTACTCCAGTAGTACTTCCGGTATTCCACCAGCGTAGGAGCTGATCAAAAGGAGAGTATTTTTGGGCTCCTTTTTCTCGATAGGGAAAGTGTATAAACTTATAACCAATTCTAGCGAATTCTACGGTATACTTCACTGAACTTTCAAAGGTAAGGTTCATATATTCTTCCGGTTTAATATTAAATTTATCTAGATAATGATACCCCATCAATTGACCTAAACCATAAGATGTAGCTAAAGATTTAAGTAAAGAAACATCATTCGTTTTACTAATATATTGATAAATTTTACCAGTGTTAAATCCGGGAAAACTCTTCGATTTGTTTCCTTTTTTAACCCACATAATGGACTCGTATACATGAGGTTCAAAACGTGATGCTTTAGGGTCTAATCTACCACATTCAACATTTATAATCCCAGCAATCCATTCAGGAGGTATCTCAGACCCCTCAGTATATTTCAAAATGAAATGATGGCAAGCTTTATAGCACTTTTCAACCCATAGGGACATTTTCATGAGCCTCAATAGTGTTCATTCTGTCCAATCTTTGAATTAGTTTATCTTCAAAAGTATTTACGGCGGGTTTCGGCGTAAAATCTAAATAAGATAAACCAATGCCTAAAAGAATAGCAATAACATAAAACATTAATTCTAGTTTAGTCATTTATTTCTCCTTGTCCACATTAAAGCTTTTGAAAACCGGCATACGGGGGATTCCCGTAGGGTATATATCTTTCATCTTAATTTTACCGGGAATGGGGAAGAAATTCTCCTCATCCGCATTTTTCCAAATTTGGTTGCGTAAAGCATCGTCAAATCCAGTCCCGACATTGAATTGACGTTTGTTTTCAGCATTTAAATAATCATCATAAGGAAGAGCAACTAAAGCCCCTAGAGTATTACCATACTTCCCTTCACCTTTAACAACACCGGTAAACATTACATCCATCTCTCTATCAGGGAGGACTTTAACCCAATGAGGTGAACGTTTACCCGGTTGATAAAGTCCTTGAGGATTCTTTAAGATAAGTCCTTCCCCACCTTTATCAACTACTTTTCCCAAGCATTGATTTAAGTAATCCTCTGAATCAAGTGGTTTAGGGGCCTGAATAATCTTTCTTAAAAATGTTTGTTCCCCAAAACTAGCAACAAACTCTTCTAATAACTGATGACGTTCACTATGGGAATAAGGGAACTCAAATACATTAAAATTAGGTCCCACGAGGATATCAAAAGCTTTTACATAAAGAAACGGATCATAAACTACCGTTTTAGTCGTTCTAACTTTAGTCTGAAGAGTTAAAAAATCTTTACTCATTAGTTCGCAATCAAGGATAAAGTCTTCAGCTTCTTTGAAGAAATCTACAATTTCAGGTAAAGAATCTGTAAAATCAGCTCTACCTTTTTTAGTCTGATTTCTACCAAAAACTTTAACAGTAGACCCTTCTTTTATAATAAGGGCTCTAATTCCATCAGTTTTCTCTTGGATATGCCAGCCGAAGTAAAAGTCTACCGGTTTATCCATAGCTTTAGCTAGCATGACCTCGGGCGGGTCTTGAATCATCTTTGTCTCCTTAATATTTAAGCCGCTAAGTCGGAAAGTTTATCCATTAAGTTATTAATTGCTTCTGTTTCAGTTTTACCGATTCCAATTAGGTTCCACATAGGGCTAGGTGGATGTAATACATGGGTTTGGTAAAATTCACCATTAAAACATACAGAAATCTTATATTGTTGATTATCTTGAACCATACAAACTTCTTTTGCGTTAAAATTAATCATTTTGATTTTCCTTTAGGAGTTCCTAGTACAATAGGTTTTGGTTGATTTTTAATTTGATTCCAAATCGGGCAAATATCTTTATAATCACACATTAGTCTAGAATGGTCAAAAGAGTTCGTACCGCACGAAGGTAAAGGTTCAGCAACACCTTGGTCAACTTCATTTTGTCTCCTTAATCTCTCTTCCGCATGTCGGAGTAAATAGTCGAGATTCTCTTCTGTTCTTTGGGTAATCGTGCATAAGCCGGTTGGTAATTGGTGCATAACGACGTATATATCCTCAAGAGGAGTTCCTGTATCAATATTTTCATAAAAAACATATAATCCCATCTGATTATCTACTTGGCAATCTTCCGGTGTATAGGGGGTAGCTGATGTTTTTAATTCTCGAAGAAATATACTTTTTTTACCATCTATTAGAAAAACTAACCGTTCATCGATATATCCAAGAAAATCATCAGTATCCCCATACTTAATAGGATACCCTTTTTCTACCTGAAATTCAATAGGTATCCCATATATATCAAGAGGATTATGCATTATATATTCATAGAAAAGCTTAAAGCCATCTTCATAATACCAAGAAAGAGGTTTTTTAACCATAAAGATGAACATCATCTTGTCTTGCTGAGCTTTCAGAAAATAAGACAATTCCGCTTGTTTTTTAACTGATTCTTCCCAAAGCCATTCTTTTAGTTTTGGGAGAATTACTTTTACCGCTAGTTCCTGTTGTTCTTCATTTATTTTTTCTTTTTTAATTGAAGCTTCATTAGTAAAAAAATATTCCCAAGCTTCCTCATATCTTTTTTGAATTTCTTCAGAAGTTTTAGGTACATCAATTTTATGGGTAAATCTATCAATATCATACGTTTGACAAGCATGGTGGAGAATAGTACCAAAAACCATAGCAAATTTAATCCCATTATCCTGTCTAAGTTTTTTACCAGCTTCAGATTTCGATAGATGATAAGCCAATTCACATTTGGCTTGAGCGTTCATACCGGATGCGGATAGTCTAGCCACGGGATACTCCTTCATCAAAAGCTTCTTTAATAAATTTTGATGTATTTCTATGATCATACTCTAATGCATAAGACATGGCGGATAAACCAGCCCGTAACCCTTCCTTAAAGGCAGGATGCATCAAGTCATCTAAATCGTCAACCGGGATACTTTCATCTAATAACATCTCTTGGATAATATCATCCAGCATAGTCTCTGAAGTGTATAAGTGGTAGAATTTATGAGCTACCTCTCCTGCAATATCGAATGCAAAAGCTAAATAAGGTAAGCTAGATTTACCATATCTTTTTAAATATTCTTCAATATATTCAGACCTTTTCATTCTCTTCCTTTTCTGTTAGAGAAGTTAAACAGATAAACCAGTAATCATCATCTTCTCTCATAAAGTTTAAAATACTGAAATGATTACTATATTGATTGAAGATAAAAGTAACTAATTTCCCGAAAGTAAAATCAGGGTGCTCTTTCCAAATAATACGAATTTTTTCAACGAATTCATCAATCCGTTTTGGACTTGGCATTTTTCTTCCTTTTCTTCGGTTTACTCTTTGTCACAGTATATTCTCCATCATAGATCATCCAATAGCAAATGGCAAGACCTATGGCATCAGATTCATCCGATCTCATTTTTCTCTCACCATATAAACTCTTGACAACCCGCATCACCTCTTCCTTTGAGGCTAATCCCTTTGCGTCAGGTTCACGTTTACCTTTCGTTACAGCCGATTTCATTGAGGAGGGGCTTATAGGAAAAACGGGGATATTTCGTTTACCCGATAACCTAATAATTTCCCCATAAATCCAATAAAGAGCCCAAGTTGATCCATTTTTTTCTAAATCAGTACTTGATCCAGCTACTCTATTAATAGCTTCAACAACAACTACATCAGGGTTTTCTATCAAAATTAAATGAGTAATAAAATCCGTTAATTCATTTTGCCGTTCTTGCATAGGTCTTGAGGCATCATTTTTTATGCATCCACTTGAAATTACTCTTTTATGGTCAGAAGCACACCAGCCTAAATTTAAACCGGGATCAAATGCCACTATCTTTTTTACGTTATCCATAGTCTCCTTAAAATACTGACTTACAGCACATTGTTTTTGTTTTACACGGACCGATGTCTCTAATTGACATATTTCTTTTTTCTAACCATAGCCGAATATGATCTAATTCTTTAAATTTATGTTCTCCTAAATGATCTAGATAGTAATAAAATGTTCTTTTATCATAAGTACAAGTATAAATATCAACCGGTTTCAACCTTTGTCTCCCCATTTCTCAACCCGTGAACAATCAACAGAAACATTTACCCGTTCGTAAATCATATCAGGTGTTTCATATCGTTCCATTAAAGGTTGCATACCTTCAATCATAGACTCATTTATTAATTTAATAACCGATTTTTCAGAAATATTTTCAGCAGCTTCAACTAAAAACTCATCGTGAATGAAGTTTACAATTCGTATCGAATCGGGGAGGATTTTACCCTCTTCTTCAAGTTTTCTAACTTTCTGGTTGAATATAATTCCGGCTTTTTGTAATCCCTCGTAACAGGATGCTTGAATAGGTGTATTAAATGCTTTTGAATATACTTTAGAAGGTTCTTCAAAGTAAATGTTCCTCCCCATTCTGGTAGTACATAATCCATAGTGCTTAGCGACATGGAGAATATTGTTCTGCCATGTTTGTACACCGGGATATAATGCATACCATTCGGCTTTCATTGTTCTTAATTCTTCTTCAGAAAGATCATAAATATTTGCTTCAATCATTAATTGTTTTCTAAGTTTATTAGGACCAGCGCCATAAACTACAGCAAAGTTAAAAGTTTTCGCAATTTGGCGTTCTTTTCCATACTTCTTTTTAAACTCTTTTAACGTGGCTTTATCGGATAATTCTTCATAAGTATAACCAAGGCTAAATATCCTATTAGCGGTCAAAGCATGGAGATCTACACCCTCATTAATAGCCTTGAGCATCATATAATCTTGACTATAATAAGCGATCATACAAAGCTCGATAGCGCCGTAATCTGCATCATATAGCCTGTATCCGGGAGTTGGTGTTGCTTGGTCTCTTAAACGTTCAGCAGGAGTTTGACGTTCTAAAGGTCTAGGCCAGTTCTGAACATTCGGAGAATTTGAAGACATCCTCGTTCCTTCTCTTGAAATTTGAACAAAAGAAGAATGAATTCTACTATCAATATTAAAATCCAACATTGGTTGACAGTACGTATTTTTAGTATGCATTAAAGATCTAAAAGTAGTAATATCTGTAAGAAGAGGGATGTCTTCTTCAATTTCCTCAAAAGCATCCGCACTTGTGCTGGATAAAAAAGTCAAAGGCATTATACGATGCTTTTTACCATAAGCCTTTAATTGCTCTAAAGTTACTTTAGGGGACCCAAAATCTTTATTATTTTTGATTTCTCGATGGCCCTTTTCAGGATTAAACCAAACATCATCCCCTAAAGTATTTGCTAAGTCTGTTCTTTTTTCTTCAGCTAGAAGGTCAATCGTAGCTTCAATTTCCTTAATACCTTTTAGATCAATATATAAACCCGTAATCTCTGTTTTAGTTAAAACTTTTAAAAACTCCATTTGAAGTTTAGTTGCCTCTTCAACTCCAGCTTCTTTAATCTCTTGTTTTAAAATATAAAAAAGTAAGTTAGGGGTGATTACATCTAAAGCAGCATATTTTGTTTGGTCAGGGGTTAAGGGTCTTCTCAACCAATAAGACAGTCTTTCCTCTTTTGATTGGAAATATCCAAGAAATTCCTTCGAGAGGTTCTGCAAGCTAAAAGATCTCATCAATCCAGATTTAACCATCTTAGCCGCTAATTGAATGTCATAGCAAACGACAGGAGCATCATCAAAACGGATTCCTAAGTGAAAATAGAACTGGACCATATCAAACTTTAAATTAGCTCCAATGATAGCGGTTCGGGTTTTAATCCACTCTTTAAAATCATCCTGAATTAATCTAGGATCAATAAGGAACTGATGCCCATCCATTGTACCTACTTGAACAAGAGCTAAAATATTCCGGTTGAATTTAAGGCCAGATTCATCCTGATCAATTTTCTTTTGAAGTCTTTCATGTTGAGTAATTAACTTTTGACAACTTATAATAGATGTATAGGTAGTTTCGGCTTCTTTTACTGCCTTCCTCCTAAGAGTTAAGGTTGCTCTTTCGTCAGGAAGTATCATATTCACACCCGGAGTTGTTTTTGAATTATACTTATTTTTTAAGTAGGATTCATATTCAGAACGTAAACGTTTCAATTCATTTAAAGACTCTTCTCCACTTTCGTAAAACTCTGGATCAGAGTTAATCATAGCCGTGTATTGATTTTCCAATTCCAATTGTTGCATAAAAAGATCTTGAACATCTAAACCCACGGTTTCTGAATCGACAGAAACAATTTTATAATCTTTTAAAAATTCCATAGCAGCTTTATACGCCGTTGGTGTCTCTACCAATGTTATATTTATATAGTCTTCAGGATTTACACCAAAAGCAGCTACTTTAGAATAATGAATCATCGTCGAGTTTTCTAACATCTTCAAAAGTCTCTTCCTTCAATAACTTTGCCTTGTTTCTCTTGTCTTTAAAAGTCCCTGTAGGGTTTGCACCTTCTACTAAAATGACTTCATTTTTAATCACTTCAGCATGTTCATACATAGCAATATCCAGAGCAGGTTTTTCTTCTTTTAAAACCTCAACATCCTTTGCTTGTTCTACTGTAAGAATTTCAGGTTCCACTTCTTTAGGAGGAGGTCCTCCCATCTCCAATAATCCAACCATAGTTGTTGACATAAAGTATAAAATTTCACCTAAAGTAAGATCTGTTTCACTAATCAGATTCAATAGTTTTGTCTGGAACGATTCCATTTAACATCTCCAAGTATTGTTGACACGTTTCTATATCCTTTTCTAAAGATTCATCTACTTTTTTTAAACCTTCACGGGCATACAATAAAATTTGTATCGGTTGTTTTAGTTTTTTTAAAGTCTCAAAATCGCATACTTTATAATGTTCAGCAGACACATTGTTTAGGCAACCTAGAACGTGCCTATGAAGCTTTCGATATTCAGTTAATCGTTTGATCATCAATTCAACTTGTTCCTTATTTATAAACCCATCGGTTGAATATAAAAAAGATAAGTTCGGATTATCATCCTCAAACGGGTCGAAATTACATTTGATCATCTTTCTCTTCTTCTCTAGCCCGTTTTCGGTTTAGTTTTTTATCATACTTTTTATCCTTCATAGCGCCCGCAGAATTTCTAAACTGAGCACTAATCGCATATTTATTACGGTTTGACTTTTTAAATCTTTTCATTGCCAATCCGGGTAGGTTTCGTCTAAAATAAATCCTGTAATTTGCTTTCTTAATTCATCAGCAGCTTCTCTTCCAGCAGTCATCTGAATTGCTTGAATACAGTATAAAACATTCAATACATCTTTATTAAATGTATCTAGATTAGCTTTCTCCATAATCTTTTCAAGTTCGTTTTGAAAAGGTGTAGATTTACAGCAATCAGACATCAGCCAATCTCCATCTCCCTTTAACTACAGTGATCAGAGTTCTAGCGCCATTTTGATAGATAATCTCTTGAGTATGAGCCCAACTGGAGTAACCAGAAACATATTCTAACTTAAGTCTACTACAGGTCCCGGTTTGATTACAACCTTTTTCCATACCGGGAGTATGGAGATGTCCAATAGTTACTTTGTATCCACTGTTAGCAAAAGCTTTCATAGTGCCAAAAGACCCATTAGGCCCCCGATCCCCATGCTGAGACATATCAATCTCTTGAAGCAATACTTTGGAATCACGAGAATGGAAGAATGTCTTATCAGGATTCTTAATTCTTTCCTTCATAAAATATTCTAATGGGTTAGGAATTGATGTTCCATTTGGCGTCATCTTTGTATGCTCTAACATATAAACCATTAGTTTATGGTAGATCAAAGCATTTTCAGGGTCTTCTTTAGGGTCAGCTTCCTTAAGCCATCGTGTAAGAGCATCATTGTGATTTGACGAAATATAGTGATAATAAACATCAGGATCAGACCAAATATTATTATGGGTTTCGACTAATCTTAAAAGCTCATGCTCTACATTACCCATACCACTCATACTTTTAGCGAATTGTGTAAAAATATTTCCCCGGTGATGATGATTAGCTGAATAGAAATCTAAAGCATCGTCTAGAAATTGATGCTCAGGCTTTAAAACTTTCACTAAGGAATCGGGAGCCATCCATAAAGCTTTTTTTACATCTGGATCTAGGAAATCATTATGTATATCACCAAAACGCACACCAGAAACATTCGAAGGATGTACTTCATTTGTGGAGTAAAACTTATCGAGATCACAAAAAGAGCCATCATCTTCATTCGCCTCAATTGTTCTCGTCCAAAAAATATCTCCATCTACCTCAACTATAACCGCTCCGATAGTATGATGATAGGCAGCGATATGCCCTGCTTTACTTTTACTATAATTCTTTAACGAAATTGAGGCAGTTGTTAATAATTGACGGGGTAATTCTGTTAGAGGTGTAGGGATCATTCGCATTTGCAATTGAGCGTGTCCTACAAGAGCTGATTTTGTTTTAGCGATAGCCCCGATACCTGATAATGGGTTTGTAGACGTTGCTTGTACTTTTAAGTTTCCTAAAATAACAAGATTATCATTGATATGATACTCTTCATTTAGATAATAAGGTTGCAACTCAGACGGCCACCATACGGTAGAATCTTCTTCCTCAATAAAAGCAGTTACGTTTTTATATCGCATAGGTACTACTAATAGTTGAGCGTTATTTACTCGGCAATAGTTTTGAATTGCCTTATAAAAATCTTTATGGATCTCTGTATTATTTTGAGCGCAAGTTACTACATAACGTGCTTTACGCCGTTTAGATAGTTTTAAGGTTGAATCCGGTTCGGCGTGTTCTAAGGGAATCGCTTTCTTTACTTTTTTATCGCTAGATTTAATTTTTAAAACCCAATCTCTCAAAGTTTCTCTAGGAACGCCTAAAAGCTTAGCGGCCCCACGAATAGATCCCGCTTTCTTATAAGCTTCTTTTATTTGAGCTTCGTTTAAATCATGTTTTTTACTTATCATTGGTTTACCTTATTTCTAGATTCTTCGATTATGGCAGCGTGTTCAAAGAGAACTTGAGTAATCCAAATATAATGAGCAGATTGACAAACTGAACTACCCGCAATGCGCCGAAGCACCCCAGCCAGATCTATTATGGTTTGATCTTTAAGGTCTGTCATTTGCTTCCTCCGGTGTATCGTCCATTACTTTAATACCCATCCTTTCTTTGCAGTTATCGCAAAAATAGTTTCCATCTCTAACAACAAAATAATCATTACCGCAAGAACAGTAAGCAAATTTCATTCCTTCTCCTTATTGGTTTTATCATCTTCTTTAATTGCTTTAAGCGCACTCCATAGGGTATTTTCATCTCCAATTGCACTTGCTCTAAATCACCTTGAAGATTACGAACTTGTGCTTTTTTTATTTTTAATTCTTTTTCTATTTCGGAAATATATTTATAAAGTTTATCTAAATCCGTGCAGTCACGGCTACGGTGAGAATCACCACACCTATGACATAAATTAGAATAATAATCTGAAGCTCCATTCGTCATTGGTTTGGCTCCTTATCCTTCCCTAATATATGCTCAACAATAAACGGCTTATTTTCATCTTCAGTATATTCATAAAAGTTAATCTGTTTTACGACCATGCCGTTATAAACAGCACGCCAAGGCATTTTATAGTTAATATTCACTCCACCCCCTTTATTGCTTTAAGGGCTTCTACGGCTTGCCATAGTTCAACTCTAGCAGCCTTGCAGGGGCCGCAATCGCTAGGAGATTCGATCAAATCTCTGATTTTCTCAGCCAGTTCAACGGTTGCTATGTGGTTCTCAGTCATTTTGTTTCCCCAAAATCAATTCAATAATACCTACGACACCAACCGCCACAGCCCCATTCGCAAAGCCACAGTTGTAAGGACCAATATGAATCCAAGTTAAGAAAAGACCAGTCCAAAAAGCAGTACAAAGCCAGCAACCGATTAATTGGAAAACGAATGTAGTTAGTTTATTTTGGTTTCTATGTTCAGGGGGTACTCCATCTAAAAAATAATTTAGGTTGTCTATTTCCCAATACCAATTACGGAAACCGTCTAATAGTTTACTATATGTAACAATTAGATTAATACCATAAACTAGAAATATCCAAACTAGAAAATTCATTCCAATCTCTCCAGTAATTTATTTACCTCAGAATCTGGCCATTTTAATTGATCTCTATAATAAATTTCAATCCATTGAGAATAACCATAACCTTCTTTCCATTCGCAAACATATAAAACATTTCTAGAGACATCAACAGCTCGATCTCGAATTGTTCCGGGAAAACATTTATTTTGACTTAAAGGAAAATTCTTAAAAACGTTGGGTTTAGAGTAAGCAGACTCCATAAACAAAAATAAAATTAAGAAAACTAGAATAATTCGCATACTTTTTCTTTCAAACATTCTTCTGAGCAGTAAAAAACTGTTGAATATTCTTCTTCTATAAGTACAAGTTTCCATCCAACACTTTCAGCTAATCTGGCAAAATGATCTAAATTATTAGGGACAATATCAGATTCGATTAGTAAAGTTTTAGCGCAACCCATACAAGTAATAAGATAATTAGGATTGCTCATCTACAGTCCTTAAATTTAATACACTATTGACTAAATCCACTTGAGCAGAATCAATACTTTCAATGTTTTTAATTAAGCTCAAATCTAAGGTTTTAAGTTGTTCTTTAAAAGCATCAATGTTCTTGTTCATTTTTGTAATCTCACTATCAGATAAGTAAGCGGTTAATTTGTTAAAAATATCAGACGGTTTACCCATCATCAAGTAAAGAGGTTCGAGTTTTAAAACCCCTCTGTCTAAAAGGACTTCAACCTTTTGAGGTGTGTTTACAAGGGCTTGGGCTTGTAGTCTAAGAAATCCTAAAAGTTCAATCATCGTCTTCTTCCTCTTCCCATTCTTCAGTTTGGAAATCGCTTTCCCCACTGTCATAACAATCTTGGGAGCAGTATACCCATGAAAATTCTTTTGTTGCGTAGTTAGAAGCACAATAAGCGCATCTAACATCAAAGTGTTCCATTAATTTCTCCTAAATAATCTTTATATTCTTTGATAAAACGTTCACCTTCTCGTAAATCTAAATTTACAATAGCGGCTCCATTTGATACAACTTTATAATTATCCCTTTGAATCTGAATTAAAAAAATATTATCAAGATTGATAAATACTTCTTCTTGCTGATTATTTCTACCATTAAAAATCATTTAATCTTACATTCAAATTTTGTAATCTTTGTATAGGAAGTTCAGAAGCAAAATCTAAGAAATCGATATATTCAACCGTGAAAATATTATTATTCCCTTTTATAAATTCGTCTCTATCTTCCATTAATCTTTTAAAATCTTTTGATATTAGTTTTTGATACTTATTTAAATTAGGTACTTTTAAACAGATCTTTTGGCCTTTAATATCAGGTCGGTACAACCTATCTGTCTTAACTTCGATTAAACCTTCGCTGTTCATCTCCAAAAAATTAAATGTACATAGGACAGAAGCTAGGATCTCTATACTCATAGTATTTAACATTAAACGGAGTGCATCGTAAGTAAACCAATCCTCTTTTTTAAAAGGAGATAAAGTTAATAGATAATAAAAAATTTCAATTAATTCTTCTTTATTATAAAGATCAAAAATATTCACAAAAGTATAATATCTAGTATTTTTAAACTTTCGTTTCTCTTTAACCTTCATACCAAGTTCAGTATTATCTAAGCTTAAAATGGTTTCCGGTTTGAGGCGTTCAGCTAACCTATTAGCCAATTTATCCACAAAAAGGTTATTAGAGATAAGATGTTGTCCAATCTCGTCTATTACTATATCATCAATATTCATTTACTTTTAAACCTCCGAAAGGCTCCTATGATAAAAGAGATATAAAAAAATAGATAAAAAGGTTCATACTTCATTTTATATATCTAATATTAATGTTCTAACAATTTTACCTGTTTTTGGGTGTACTCTTTGACTCTTACGAATAAATAAAGCGTTTGTATTTAGCATCTCCTGAACTTCTCGTCTAGAGTATTCTTGAAAGATACTATAAAGCTCCGAGGCATACATACCGCACATCTTTCCCCGGTATTTAAACATAATAGGGCCAAATTCATTAATTCGTTGTACCATTTCAGCCCGATTAAGCGGCTCTAATATAGGTTTATCCAGATACTTCCGTAGGACTTTTCGCATAGATGTTCTAAATTCTTCATCTTGAGAGCATAGGAAAATAAATGCTTTCTTGAATCGTTCTAATTGAAATCGGGTAAAATATTGTTCACCATTTTGGATGACAACTTCTTGACCTTCAGATCCACCTTCAGCCATAATACGAAGAACACGTTTAGCAAATCTTCTACAAAATTCACTGTCTTCAAGTAAGCTATCAGTAATCTCAGGATCAATCATTTTAAAAACACAAATTTCCCTAATCTAAAGCGAATATCCATCGGCATAATCGCATTAAATTTAAATATAGCTAAATTAAGTTTATCTAATTTAATTTCACTTACTAAATGTTCTGTAGCTACTTTATCAATATCATAAAGGCTTATTACGCCCTCAAGATATTCAAGTAGACGTTTGTATTGCCCTAACGTAGGTCGATAATATCTAGCCACTTTGTAGATTCTAGCACGTTCTTGGGCAACTCTTTCTTTCAACTCATCCATTGAGTCATAAGATCTTACTTGACCATTTCCAGTAATATGGCCGATAATTTTATTATGAACTTCTTCTTCAGTCGGTAGATATTGCATCTTCCATCATATCCTTTTCAAATTGTAATTGAGTGAAGTAAGATCTAACCGCTTCTCGAATGAATTCGGACCGGTTTTTACTTAAGGACTTTGCAGTTTCATCAATTTCCCCTAACAATTCAGGGTCAATTGTAATTAGTACTCGTGTACTAGCCATTTGTTTGTCTCCTTTCTTCCAATATATCCTATACGGAGTAGAATGTCAAGATTTTTAACAAAACTTTACAGTACACACAGTACAAACAGTACAAGTTTTTCTCTCAAATGCGCCTAAATAAAAAATTTTTTAAGCAGCTTTATAATATAATAGCTAAAACGGATATACTTTATATATTAAAACATATAAGTATCTTCTATTATATAGAAAAGCAGATATTTCTACCTGCTTTTTCTTAATTATTTTCTGTACTGTGTGTACTGTGTGTACTTAAATTAGTTAAAGAAATTTACCATTAGCATCTGATTTTTTACCGGTTGAGCAGTCAAACTTATATTTTAAGTTTAAATACTGACCAGACCAAACCGCTTGAGGGGAATTTAATTTATCACCTATTACTTGAGCCCATTGAGTGATTAATACTACTTTACCTTTCAACCCAATAACTCTAGCATATCCATATACTTTAGATTCCTTATCTAATTTAATCCAACCCGTATTGTAACCCCAAACTTGAGCATTACCATATACTTCAGCCTTAAAACCTGCATTCGTTAAGTTTATACTAGCGTTTCCGTAAACTTTAGCTAATGAACTTACGACTGATTTAAATAAAATTGCATTATCATACACTTGGGCTTGACTAGATATTGTACAATTTGTAACAATCGCATTTCCATATACCTTTGCAAAGCCGGTAATAGTTGTAGCTCCTATTTGAGCATACCCAATAGCTCTTGCTGTTCCTAGTTGAGTATTTATATTTGAATCCGCAGTAACATAACAGGCGTTGTGATTTAAATTTATAGGTAGATAATTAAAAACATCATAATATCCCGGAGGACCTGAAGATCTTTTTAAATGTTCAGTGAACTCAGGGTATACAGGTCCGAAGTTTAAAATTCTTGCGTTGTCATAAACTTCAGCTCCATATGAAATATAAATGTAAAGAGATGATGGATTATAGGTATTCCAATATCCAGATCTCCAACTAGAAAAAGGTAAGGGATCATAGTAACCTAATACTTTGGCATCTCCATAAACTTTAGCGTTTGCTGAGACTATAACACGGCCTGATACTACAGCGTTATCTTTAATCTGAGCATTCTGGATGACTTTGGCTTTTGAACCAAATACTTTAGCGTTGTCATAAACCCAACAATTTCCTTTTTGGGATAGATTAGATTCTTTTTCAATATATCCGCCTAAGTCATCAGTTAAAACATCTGAGAAATCTTGCAAAGCCTTAATCTGATATAAAGTAATATTACTGCCATCAGGCAGAGGAACTACAACGGAGTTTGCTGTTATTTCATATTTGTTAGTCATTTAAAACTCCTTTAAACGTGATAACCAAAGATATACTTTTTACCGGTGGAATCCGTACTTAATGTACGTTTACCTGTTAATCGACCACTCCACATAGCATGGCCGCCTAAAATAGCTTGATCTGTTACTACCCCATACCCAGATAATGTTGCGAACTCCTGAACTCTAGCATTTCCCATAACAGTAGTATTTTCTTTAACAATTGCATTTCCAACTACGTTAGCATTTCCAATTACCTTCGCTTTGGATGCAATAAACGCATTATTAAAAACTCGGGCATTTCCACAAATGGTAGGCCCCCCATAAACAGAACTGAAAACCCCTACATTGTCAAATACTTCGGCATTTCCAAAAATCCAAGCATATCCATTTATAAAAGCATTTCCATAAACTTTAGCATTCTCTCCTATATAGGATCTTGTAGCCACTCTTGCATTACCAGATACTTGAGCATCCCCAAATACTTTAGAAGCTCCTTCAATTCGAGTCCCTACTCCAGATACTAAAGCATTTCCAAATATTTTAGCGTAATTAAATACTTGAGCTGTTCCAGATACTTTTGCATTACCTGATACATTAGCGTTATCATAAACTTTAGCGTTATCATAAACCCAGCAATCGCCATTTTGAGACAAGTTAGCGGTTGATTGTATATACCCTCCGATAGCCCCTGAACTAACGTCTCCAAAGTTAGTGGTTGCCTGAATGCGTCTTAAGGTTCTACCCTGCCAAGCAATATTAGGGTATAAGTTCGTATCCGCCCAAGTGTATTTTGCCATAGGAAGGACCCTTTAATCTCTCACTCCTTTAATTATAGCATTATAATGAGATCCTAATGAGATCCTAATGAGATCCTAATGAGATCCTAATGAGATCCTAATGAGATCCTAATGAGATCCTTTTTCAGAAGCATAAAGTGTCATTTTTCGACACTTTATGTAACCATTTAATATTTTTCGACATTACTTAAGGTTTTTCGACATTAAATCAAATATGATGTATTAACCTTAAAAATTAGAATTACACATCATATTTGATGTCTTGGGTCTTGGGTCCTGGGTCTTGGGTCTTGGGTCTTGGGTCTTGGGTCTTGGGTCTTGGGTCTTGGGTCTTGGGTCTTGGGTCTTGGGTCTTGGGTCTTGGGTCTTGGGTCTT